TAAATTAGTATTCCCCATAAATTGAAAATGATGGTACTGGTTTAACTGGGTCAGCTTCTTCTGTTACTTTATAGATAAGTCCAGCCGCCGCATCTATAAAGTATTGGCGCACTTTAGTTTTTTGAAAATAATGCTCTAATGCTTCCGTTAGTGAAGGAAACACCTTGTCTCCCATCAAAGTTTTATTTTCATCCATTTCTACCCACCGGTCTCCCGGGGGAATCCGCTTAAAAATTTCATATTTTACTTCCATGAAATCATTTCCCCCACTTTCCTCTGCTCACGATTTGAGAAATAATTCCGTATACAGATAAGTCTTGAAAAGTGTCAGTTACAGTCTCGCCTACGGCGTCCTTGTTTCCCAAGAGAACAAGCTGCTTGATTCTCTGAATCTTATCGTTCATTCGAAAGAATATTCCAGATAATGACATCTTAACTTCTTCCGGCTTATTTAATTGCGTACCGAGTGCGATATTACTAGGACCGTAGTTATACTGCTTTAAACAAAACAATTCATATTGTTCCCGGCAAATAGACATAAACTCCCCTGTCATTTGTGGGTAGTCTCTTTCCATTTGTTTAATGATGTCTAGATTCTTATACTCATAACTCATTTGTAAAACTCCGGTGCGTTTGGTTGAAACTTTGTATTATTTAATCCGTTGAACGGATGCATCTTCCACTTATATGTATACTGCTGCATTGCATATTGTTCACGGTATTTAAACGATTCTGATTCTGCGTTCTTTTTCGTCGCGACTGATCCGAAATGATATACGTGAACATGATGAATGCGAGCATGTCCAACGCTAGGGATCAATTCTAGTTTAGCAAAAAAATCCCAATCGCATAAATTTGGCGAATTATAAAATGTGTCAAATCCACCTACTGCCATGAACCATCTTTTATTGATCACGAAGGGAAAAATATTTCCATCCGGTGTGACCATGTTGCTTGATAATTCTTTATCTGCCTGAATAAATCTTTCCATATCAAACGTTTCTACCGTCTGACCACAATCCACTACGGGAAAATTAAACATTCCCGGGCCAGTCGGTTCTATTTGATTGACAGTTATCACCGTGTTAGGATGATATTGTGCTTCAATTCGCACATCCCACTCTGGAGGGAATACGTTGTCATCGTTAATCACGAATAACTTTTCACCGGCTGTCCTCCAAACTGCAAAGTTGATTGCCGATTGAAATCCTTGATTTTCTTGAAACGGCAACCATGATACCGTTGGATACTTTTTCATGAGATATGCACTTTCGTCAACGTAACCGTCAAGAGTTACGATGATTTCATTTTTGTTGACTTGCCCCTCAACAAGCGACTTCAAACATAAATCTAAATATTTTGGATTTCTATACGACGGGATGATAACCGATAGCATTATAATTCCTTAACTAGTTTAGAATTCTTTAGCAGAGCATCCTTTTTCCAAAATTCGTAAATACCTTTGTCTAATTCATATTCTTTCCACACCTGACGGGGGCGTTCTGGCTGTTGCTTAACCCACTCCCACATCTTTGTCAGCCCCTCGTGAAGGTCTGTCTTGTGTTGAAACCCTAACAAATCTACAGACTTCTGCCATGTTGGAAACGCATATTTAACTTCGTGGCGCGGTGGTAGATGAATTATCTCTGATCCCCCCACAACCTCGGCTAACGTATGTGCGGCTTCTTTAATTGACACATGGTGAATGCCCCCTAAGTTAATAATTTGCTTGGAGCATTCCGGCAAGAACCCAGCCTTCCAAAGGCATTCCACCGAATCATCAATATAACTAAATGCCCGTGTTTGTTCTCCGTCACCAAAGATAGTAAACGGTTGGTCGTGGAGCTTCTTATACATCCAAATACCTAGTACGTTTCTATACGAGTCCCAGACGTTTTGCTTTGCCCCGTACACGTTGTGTGGACGAATTATGCACCAGTCTAACCCATGCTGTTCGCCGGCAATCTGAAGGTCCATTTCACATGCCATCTTTGCCACGCCATATGGATCAATTGGATTACGAACGGCATCTTCCCCGAACGGAGGAGTTCCGTTTCCGTATACGGCCATAGAAGAAGTAAACACAACTCTACGAACACCATACTTAATGGCCGCATTTATAATGTTCGTTGTTGTAAGTAAGTTGTTCTGGTAATTGAAGTTACGAATAAATGGCGACAATGCTTCAGCAGCGTAACATGCATAATGATAAATTACATCTGGCTTATATGATTCAATTAAATTATGCGTAGAAAATATATTTCTAGAAATATCATATTGATAGAATTTCACTTTTGAATTGACATTTTCAATATATCCACCACTTAAATCATCTATTCCAACTATTTGAGTGTCTGGTTCATTTTCAACTACCCAATCGGCAAACCTCGACCCAATCAAACCGGCCACTCCAGTTATGAGTATTGTTCTTTTATAATTTTTTTCCATGACGATTCCTCTTTTTCGTGTATAACTATGAATTTACATTTTAACAAATTGATTATTTCTTGCTGTCTACGTGTATCACGAATAATTGTTTTTGTTTTATTATGCCCTTTTTCATAATATTCAATAACAATATTAAGTGTGGGTTCATAATAATCAACCCAATATCCTAAATCTTTGATATAAAACTCTCCTCCATTTTCCGCATGAAGACCACACCATCCCATTTCTTTGTTGATGGCGTCAAACAATCGACATGCATGTGGATTATATCTGGGTGCTATTCCGTTTTTACATTTTTTTATACTTTCAATTATACTTAATCTAAGTTTTTGTCTAACTTCTGGGCGCTTAGTCGGACTATTATCCCCGGCTACTTGTGGAAAAGACTTTCCCTTATTCCAAGGGACAACCTTTCCAGTTTCATAACCAGTTAGTAACGATAATCTAGACTTTTCTACGTTTAATTTTACCCGGTCGTCCTCCACAGAAAGTCCCGTATTCCAGCTTGTTCTACCAGTTTCCTTTCCGGTGACCCAAGCAGTTATCAAACTATTTGAATATTTTTTTACACGTTCATCCGTATCTTTCGTCAACCCTTTATTCCATGCTGGTTTATTTTTTTGTACACAGCTTCTGCACAACAATTTTTTACTAACGCCCACCTTGTAACTTTTTTCATTCTTGTGAATTAATATTTTTTCACATATTGGACATGTTCTGCTCCAATTTTTTGTGATATCTATTTCTATTTTTTTCTTTAATTGATTCTTTATTTTTTTCGTAATATTTTTGGTTTCGTTTATTTTTTGCATGACGACGTTTCTCCGGAGTATCATATATTTTTTTTCTGCCCATAATTGCCTCTTACTATAAATATAATAAACGTCCGAAAAAATTAATAAACTAACGACCAGTCAATTAAAGGTGACGCCCACCTTGGCTCGCAGTGCGTAGACAGTCCGGGAATAGGCGTTACCAAAGTCCGTTGTTTTTCTCGCAGCGCAAGAAAACACTGGAAGTCGTGTGGGTGTGTACCACGGGTATACTCCCGCCACGTAGGCGCATCTTGTTTTAAAGTTTTAACTTTGGTGGCAAACGTCATCGTAGTACTGTTTGTTAGCTTCCAATGACGGCTTTTTGTAACAAACACTTTTGTTTCTTCGGCTGCATCGTCGGCAATGAAATAATTTCCACCTTGCGAAGCCGGGATGTATTTATCCGCATGATCATAGAGCGATACATAATCGGCTCGCTCAAGAGCTTCTATAATAGCCGCACGAGACCCGTCAAGATGCAAGTAGTCATCCTCTACAAAATAAACAATCTCTGATTCATTGTCAATCGTCAGCGCATCTTCGAATACAATTCGAAAGCCAGCGGCACTGCTACCGCCTTGTGTGCGAACAAGGCTACAGTCATACGTTTGTAGCCACTCATAAGTAGAGTCTTTAACATTGTCAGCATATATCGCAACCTCTTCTTTTGGAAAATGTTTCAAAAAGTTCTCTAAGCAGGTTTGTTTTGTGGCATGAGAGAACCGTTCTTTTTTATACGATCCATCACTAATTCTATAAAGTATTTTCATATATCACCAGTCGTATTTATAACTGTCGTTTGTTAAAATAATTCTTTCTATCTCGGTCGCCACTTCGTCGTCGCTAATAAACGGGGCTAAGTGTGTATGCCCACCAGTTGGATAATACGTGACCGGTCCCATCTGTGGCTTCGGGATTTGCTTTATGTGCCCATTCCGTCCGTATAACTGCTCAATGAAGCACGTTGTAATAATTGTTCTGGTGCCAACCGCACACGAGAGATTGGTCACTCCACCCTCCCCACCAATCATCCAATCACACGCTTTGATAACAGAAGCTAGAAATGCGTACTCATATGGATTTTGAGCGGCGGGAGTTGTTTGAGAAACCCCACATGGCAACCCAACGGGGATCATTGTAAATTTCTTTTCAAGAGACACTATGATCTTATCAATATCTCTATGTGGACCTCCCACCTTTCTCCAATACATATCTAATGTAGTTTGGTATGCCCGGTCCTTCCACCCAGCTAGCCACGCCACCAACGGCGTATTTGGTTTACGCAATCTCTCCAATTGTTCTTTAGCAGACTCGTCAAACTCCGGGATAGTGTATACATCAAACTCTGTTGTTGGATTTTCTATACCGGCGACTCGTTGAAATTGAATAGTAGCCGGTTCGGATTGATCTACCAACGGCATAGTAAAGATTCTATCGTAGTCGGTGAGGCGAAGCTCCGATTGTAAATACACCGAATTAATATACGGGTTTTGTTCCAGTAAAAATTTTGGTTGAATTAAAGGTATAGCGTAATCAACCACAGCCATCGAATCCTGCTCATGAAGCTTTTTAGCAATAGATGATGCAAAAAGCGTGTCACCAATAAACCCTGTACAGTTAATTAGATATTTCATTGTGGTATATACATACCGCCTTCCGGCTCTTGGTATGCCCCGTGCGGTGAGTGCGCGATGGTAGAGGGGGAGCGTATAAATTCAAGAGGCAACTGTAAAGAGTTTGCCATTATTTCTGTGTAAAGATGCGGGCACGATATTCCCGTGACAGAATATAAATCTTCTAAGTTACTATACGCGGATGAAAAACGATATATATTCTCTTGGCTGGAAATGTTAACTCCGTCGCCAACCCCCTTTCCTAATTTATTTCCACCCGGATACACCAGCATAGCGTTTGGATTATAGCCGGAAGTCCAGATCGGACCCTGTGGAAGAATGTCCGGGCGCATCCGCATAACCATGTCATAATCAACGGGACGTACTTCTCCAAACCGCTCCATGCCTTTTTGAATTTTGTAAAACATAGCAATGGTATTTTTTGGTCTGGTAAATGCGTTAGGAAAATTTTCTTTTCGTGCATCGAAAATGGGCTGTATGTCGTCGAACTCTTCGATCACAATATCTACAATGTTTTCGTTTTTATATACAGAGCGAATTAGTTCTGGAGTTATTGGCTCGCCGCCGGGATGAAACCCGCGATCTTCTGCCTTCAACCGCACAAACCCATTTTCTTCCGGTAAGTATCCCTTACCAGTATAAAATCCTCTTTCCGACCACGTATGAAAGTAGAAATCATACGTGACCGGAAATTCATACGTGGACGGAACATTAAACATAAATCGTTTTTGTTCCGCGTATGCCTGTTCAAAGCATCGCATTAGTCCTGTATAGACAACGGCTACTCTCATTCAGATTCTCCGAATGGAATAAGTCTTCCCAAGTTTTCCCCATCCGGCATTCTGTGAATAATATCAATCTTACCGTTTAGAGTTCTCATTACGTGGATGGTAGTAGCTGGATCAAACATATATTCATATACGTCATGGAAAAGAAAAACCGTATTCTTGTGCGTATATTTGACCAGCGCATCTACCTCGGCAACAAGCTGTTCCGAGAAGTGCCCGGAATCAATAAACACATAATCAAGTTTGACGTTTTTGCCGAAATTGCGCTCAAGCACTTCGTCGATATCGTCAGGACTCCATCCACATTCTACCGCAAGATTATTCTGCAAGTCGAATTTCTCTCGTAGATAGTTAACCGACTTGAACCCCATCGAATCTTTGTAAAGAGCTTTATTAGCTCCACGGTATGCGTTCGGATCGGCAGAGTTTTCTTCAATATACGCATCCATAGTAACCAGCTTACCGCCGGTTTGTTTGAATCCAAGCGCGGCAGCTAGTGCCGAAATACCAAACGCGGTCGCCACTTCAAACCCAGTCTGGCACTTACCTTCAATAATTGCATTAGTAATGTAATGAAACTCTGGTTCCAAGATAGAAAGAGGAACCTCTTTGTGAGCCATTCGTAGGTGGCCTCGCCCACCATGAGCATATCGTACAGGGCCATCCGTTAACGAAACAATATCATTATAGTTCATACATTACCTGAATAATTGTCTAGAAAATACTTAAGGTCTTCCGGGGTGCCTAAGCCCCACATACGAGAAATATCAAACGTTTTTATCTTTTTGCCGTCCTTGATTGCTTGATTGTATACGGGACAAACGTAAAACTCGTTATTAAACCGAATGTTATTTGCAATCATTTCTTCCGCATACTTCACATAATCTGAGCCGTGTTTCCAATAATAGAACCCAACAGTTGCGATATCTGAAATGGGTTTCTTCTCAGCAACTTCAGTTACGTATCCATGCTCGTTCGTCTTTGCAAATGACCACTTAGGATGTGTGGCAGTAAACGTAACAATTCCGCCGTCGAGATTTTGCTCTACCATCTTATACATAAACTCTGTACTGTTCCACTCAACGAATTGATCGGAGTTGGATAGGAACAAGGGAGCATCGTTGTTTATATACTCTTTCGCCAGAAGGGTGGTGCATGCCGCTCCTTCGGTCACACCGTCTACTTCTACAATCTTGCAGTCGGGAGTAATCAAATTTAACAGGGTATCAAGATTATACTTTTCTCTGTGTTCTTTTTGGACAACGTAAATATACGTTGCATCAATCTTAAGATTTTCCGTGACAACCTGAATCATTGGCTTACCGCGAACTTCAATCAGCGGCTTAGGAAAAGTATATCCCGCCGCTTGAAATCTACTTCCTGCTCCCGCCATAGGTATTAATACATTCATTTTTCCACCTTGCCACTTAGGCACAATTAAATTTTTCATCTCATATAATTTAGCGAGTACCTTCTCTAAAGTCAAGTCCGGTGGATTGTTTACTCGCAGAACATGGGCGTGACTTCGAGCCGCCGCCAACAGCCCCGGTGGACTGTCTTCTACGATGAGCGTTTCTTCCGGGAGAGTTTTCATTATGCTCATGGCTTTCCAATACATCTCTGGATGTGGTTTACTATTTTTCACATCCTCATTGGAAATGATAAGGTCCATATACTCAATCAATCCCAACTTCGCTAACGCCGTTAACACAGTTGTTCGCACAGAGTTAGAGCAACATGCTAACGTATATCCTTTTTCTTTAAGGTAGTTCATTACAAACTGAAGTCGCGTGTCTGGTTGGACTTGCCTTAGTGCCGTCATTGTAAATACTTGCTTGGTGTCAAAGATTCTATCGTGGAACGTTGGGTGTATTCCCTTCCGCTCAGTAAGCATCTGTAGCTTCTCTCTAGTCTTACGACCATCATACAGTGCTAGATGTTCCTCGGGAGTAATAACATATTCTTCCCCACAAACATATTCGATTGCACGATTTAATGTTTCGTAATGAATTTCTTTTGCTTCGATTAAAACGCCATCTAAATCGAATATTATAAGTTTAATCATAATAAGGTGTTACTCCAAAATAACTGTGTAATTTTTCGTATCCATATTGGCTTAAAAATGCCGGTGCCCATTTTCCGGGTTTAATTAAATGTACAGATGAATGCGTATTAATTTTAAACTCTGTATGCTTACGCGCTCGCCTAGACCACTCAATATCTTCCGCGTCACCCCACACAAGAGATTCGTCTAAGGGATGTGCTAACATAAAATCTTTTTTAGCGACCCAATAATTACCGGACATATACATAACATCATTCATTCCTTTAACGTTATACGGAAGGAGAACATCATAATTGTCTTTTAATTCGGGGGCAGCCAACCATAGATCATACGAACAGGCTACCCAATCGGAATGCCGCTTTCCTTCCATTGTTAAAACAACGTTACCGGCTACCTCGTAGTTATCACCAAACGAAAGCCAACCAGCATACCAATTGTCCGGGTTGGGTACAATGTAGTCGTGCATAAACACAAGATTTTCAAACTTTGCAGCCTGAGCACCGAGGTTTTTCTTACGAGTAATCCACGCCTTTGATTTCACCGTATCATCAAATGGTATGTTGATAATGTTAGGATGATCGTATGAAGTATTTCCCACCAATATAATTTCAAGATTTTCCGCCGGAACGGCCTCTAATATATAGTGGATCACGGTATCAAGATGCTCCCCACCACCCGTTGGTATTATGAAACTGAACTTCATAGCAGTTTCTCCAAATCATTTCTAATATGCATAGAGAGATGGTTGTGCATAACATATTGGTACCCAGCTTCTATTTTTATTGGATTTGGTTTCCATGATCGCAGCAAGGAAACTAACTGATTATATTCCGTATATACCGTACCATACTCTTGTAGATCATGTGCAGCGGCAATGTCTCTAGCTATCCATTCTGTTTTATTAATCATGGCTTCTAAAATAACAATTCCATATCCTTCCCGCTGACTATTCATGATGTAAAGATCTGCTGCCAGCATCGCGGCATATACTTCTTCTTGAGTGGGCTGGAATATTACTTTTATCCTGTCAGTCTCAACCGGCATCCACCCGTCTCTATTATCATATCCAGTCAGTACAAGGGTAGTATCTGGAACGTTTGCTTCTTCAAACGCTTGAACAAGCTCAGGCATACGCTTGTGTGTCCAGAATCCACCGCACGATAAATACATGTATCGCGTGGTTATGTTGTACTTTTTTCTAAAGTCAATTGACGTAGGCTGTAATCCTTCGTTTACGGCATACCGTATCTGGTGTGCCTTTACATTATAGCCATGAGCATTTATGTGATGCAGATCAAATGAAGTAGCCCATCCAAGAAAGTCACAGTGTTCCATACCAAACAAGGTATGAGGGTTACTTTCCGGGTCAATAATCATATATAACTTTTTAGCGAGAATTGCATGTGCATTCGTTAAAGCGACGGCTTGAGTTGGACCGTACCCATGTATGGCAATTAAATCCCAATCGGGATGCATCAACAGGTTGTAGTCACTAGTGAGCCCCACCCCGTTATAATTTCCTTTGTGAGTGTCTGCTAATACCCATACGTTGTGATCATTTTCCAATAGCGATTCCGCCATGCGTTGCACGTTATACTCCGTACCTCCGGGATACGGAGCATAACGATGTGCTACAAATAAAACATTTTTCATGTAACAAGATCCTCATTAACGGCAAAATCAGTAACCTTTAACCATTTTGTAATTTCTTTCATCGGAGGGGTAGCTTCTTCTACGGTTGCCAACTGAGAGTTTACCCCGTACTTTAACAAATAAAAACGCATACCAAATGCTTGATTGTTATTTTGAAAATGTGGATCGGTTGGGGGAACGCCTGAGTCTGGATGGTCTAGTGCCAAGAAGGTATTGTCCCGGTCGCGAGCAGCGGATAATTTGTAGTGAAGAACTCGCTCTCTAAGATCCGCGTCTTCTAATCCCCATCCAACATACACGTTGCTAAATCCATTAATCTCAAAAAACTTATCTCGCTTGAATATACTAATTCCACCAAAAAAGTTTGCGTCTACGCCGTCTTTAAAGTGCCTATAGCCAGACGGAACCGCTTCAGTTGGTTTTGGATTTAAATTACTGTCTACGTATATCACTTTGGCGATTGGCAAAAATACGTCGGTATTAAAATTTATGTAATTAACACCATCGGTTGGGTAATGATCGATGTCGTGAAATATTAAAATGTTTCCCGTCGCAACCTTGGCGCCCTCATTAAACAATTGCCCCCGACAAAACGGATTACCATCGTTTTGTTCTACGATAATAATTTCAAAGTCAACGTTTAATTCCGTAAAAACCTTGTGTAGTCGCGGAATATTAATGTCTAAGTGATTTTGTCTGTGCCTATAAGAAATAATAATACTATACTTATTCATTTCTGTACCGCCCACGATGTATTAAACGTAACTATTTGCCTGTCCGCAAACATTTCATTTACGGCGCGAGCCACGCCTTCCCAATCGTAATCGTGGCCTGAAATAACTCCCCCTTCTACCACCTTGGGTTCCCATAGAGAAATATCTAGCTTTACCCCTTCATATGAGTGGTCAGCGTCAATAAACAAGAAATCGATTGAGTTGTTCTTAAATAATTTGTAAGCGGATCTGGTAGACAGTTTAATTGGGAACACATGGTTTTGCAACTCAAACTTAAACAATGTAGTTAAGAACGTTTCATAGCACAAGTCTACATTAGTTTGATCCGGGGAGAGCCCCATGTATTTTACCCACTGCAAATCTTCAGCACTCCACACCTTATCCGTTATACCACGAAGATCCCAGAAGTCTACACAAAAGAATTTAATATCCTTTCCACTATCTCGAATCAATTGTCCCATCTTGATTGCGCTTCTTCCCCACAAGCTACCTAATTCTACGAACGTTTCCCCGCCTTCTGCGGCGTTTACATAATGTTCGTACAAACCATCGAAATTACAAAACCCTCTAATGTGTTCAATTAACATAACCGTTACCCTTTAGTATTTGTTTTCTAAATATGATTTTAGTTCTGGTACTCTGTCCCACTGATGAACAATTGCGTATGGTTCCCCGTGACAATTTACAACAGACGTTCCCTTAATTTCAGGTGGCTTATGAGTCCAGTTGAATTTGTATTGTTGTTTTTGCGGGTCAAGTGTGGTTCCGCATTGACACGCCCATTGGTCTTCGTGGGTAGTTTTCTTAAACTTGTAAGGAGAGGTTAGGTGTACAATAGTATTAAACGCCGATTGGTCGGAAGGAATATATCTTCCATAGGTCATACTGTAAATGGAAAAGAACAATTCTTTCATAGCGCCAGCCCCGCCACCTAATACGCCTACGTTAAAAATCTCCCATTCGTTAGTGACGGCTTCGTTCGCTACAATACCACCAAATCCTTGTAGTAAATTATCATACCCCCACACTTCATGTTTATAACTAATATTTTCGCTTGAAGCAAATATCAAACCATTAGATTCTGCGAGTAAATCAAATGGGTTGTTCTGAAACCATACGTCTTTTACATCGGTCATTACAACATATCGATATTCTCGCTCCATTTCAACAAACCAATTCATCAACTGCCACGCATGGAAAAACCGAAGCTGATGGCATTGTGTGTCTCTTCCCTTGGCATTGTGTTCGATTGGTCGAGCAAACGAATCGTGTTCAAATGAAAATACTTCGACATTATATTCTTTGCACTTGTGTAAGAATTCTACTTCGTTTTTTATTCTATACGCAATCAATGCAATATCTCCCGCGAATCCTGTTTCTCGGATAGACTTTGCCCATACTCTTACATTTGACCAATCATATAAATCTACCGCACCAATTAATAAATCTTTTTTCATGGTTACCATTTTCCTATAGGACATGTTACCTTATTAAATGCGGCTTTAGTTTTCATGAAGCACCCGCACTTAGAACAGCGTTGGCTATCGTGAATAAAAAACTCGCAAGCGTGGCACGTATCTAACCTAGCTAATTTAACTGCGTCATCTACCATTACCCCTTCTCCGGAAACAATACCTTGTAGTATTTGTTTTCCACTTTCTATTAAATTTTTAGCCATGTCTACCGTGGACGGAAGCGCGGGATCTTCTTCACATTCATCTTTTAGACACACTCCAAATGGATTGTCAGTCATTCAATAGCTCCTATTAAAATTTGTCGTATAGACCGAATTCTATCCTTTACAAAAGTTCTATAAATTCTTTTTGGTTTCAAATTAGATGATCTGTATCTATTATACGCCTCGTCGGTTTGCAGATAGGTAATAGGGGCCTTTCTACGATCTGGATCAAAATTAAACTCTTCCCCCAACTCCGTCGCTAAACTAACTATTTCAAAATCGGTAAGCTCGTCGATTAAAATAGCATGCATGTAATGCTCAGATCTACCTTGTACTTCACCGGTCTTATCAGGATCTATTACAATTGCTTTGTACGAAGACATTTCACCCGAGTCTTTTGTGTATGAAAACTCGACCATCATACCAGACTTAACGTCCGCATATGATATAAATCGCCGTTCACTTCTAAGTGACATTGTTATTCAGCCTTTTTCAGTGATGGAAGTTCTAATTTCTTGAGCTTCGGTAATACTAGCGGAACTTCCTTCGGGAATTCTGGAACGTATTTGTCTAATAATTCCCACGTGCGCTTTTGAATTGCTTGATACGAAAACTTTTTACGATTCGCGTCCGCTAACCCATACGCATTGTTTTTGTATGTATTGTAATCCAAAAATACAGCCGCGAGCGCATTTACGCACAATTGAGGATCCGGCGCAAACCACTGGGACTCCTGTAGAATTACGTTTTCCCACGCAGCACTAGGATGCACATTTTTTAATTCTCCACCGACTAGCACCGCTCCGTGTTTATCAAGAAAGTCAAGATGCCCACTCCACCCAGAAGCAATGACAGGTTTACCGCTTACTGACGCTTCTAGCAACGGACGACCAAACCCTTCTCCTTTGGTAAACGAAACGTGCGCCTTTACCTTTTGATGAGTGTATAGCGTATTCATTTCCGTCTCAGTTAGGTCGCCATGTAACAAATAAACACGTGGTAGAGTCTGAGTGCCAGTTAATTGAACTGATGCCTTAATTTGTTGAATCTTAGCTAGAATTTCTTCTCTGTCTAGGATAGAAAATCCAGCACTGCTTGTTTTCAATATAAGAGCAGGTTTAGGTTTATCCGAGATTTGCTTAAATGTTTCATAGAACATTTTAATCAAAAACGCCACATTCTTGCGGTCTTCTCCATAGTCTCCGCGTAGCCAATGACCAACAAATAAGAACGCAAATTGTTCTGGGATGTTGTCTAGCATAGCTGTCATGCTAGAATCAACTGGTGCCTTTTTACCGAATAGCGTGGTATCAACGCAGTTGTGCAGCACTTCGATTGGCTTGATTAATTCCAGTAATCCCTGCTGTCCTTGTGGAGTTTGATATCCAAACTTACTTTGTTCGAATACTCGCTTAGAATGTTCGGAAATGGTAAATACCGCGTCCATTCTATTGCAACCCTCAACCCACGGCGCTGCTGCGATTGTGGTTTCTATACCAGCCGTAATTCCAATATTATATTTACCGATTGGTTCAAATTCGTTTGGTACCGTAATTGATACAAATAGCTCTGGCCTACGATTCAAATTCTCACGGAGAATTCTTTCGTGAAGCATCTTGTCTTTTGGATTATTTTCATCCAGTGCGTTCATGGGAGTATCGCCCCAATTTACACTGTGGATTTTTACATCGTACTTGTCATACTCAATAATATGCCGTGCGATATCTCTGCTCATTTCTCCATACCCCGAGCGCGTAGCAATTGGGGCGCGAATTACACATAACGGTTTCATTTCCATATTCATCAATAACCTCGGTTAATCAATTTTAGTTAAGCTATAACGTTCACGGGGAGTCCACGTTTCAATTGTTTTGTTGATGTGCTCAACGAAAAGTTCTCCCATTTTTTCAGCGGTAAACATTCCTTCATTTAATGCATATTCTCGACCTAACATTCCTCTACGCTTACGCTCTTCGCGGGTCATGTTGTATAATTCGAACAACCGATCCCCGGCTTCTTCCCAGCTACACCGATCATCAAAGATATAGGGAGTAAGAGGAGAACCTTGCAATGAACGAGAGGTTGGAAATACGGGAAACGCCCACTCGCCGTGCTTACGATAACGCCCATCGTGATTGCTGCCCCACTCAAATGAGAAATGCTTATCCGGATCTAAGTATTCTCCTTCATCCGTCATAAACCCACATTGATCTTGTAGCCCACCAGTTACATTAACAAGAATAGGAGTGCCCGCCAACATACTTTCGCACGTACCTAGACCAAATCCTTCATTAGATGCTAGGTTAATTGTTACGTCGGCAAGATTGTACAACGCATTTAATATTTTCGCCTCAACCGCAGTATTACTAAAAATAGCTTTTATATTAGGAGTTACATCACGGATAACGGCGGGAAGGTCGGTACCATTCTCATCTACAGGCGCAGTGTGTAATACGATTCTGCACCGGTCAGCTTTTTCTTTTGGTAGCTTACTCAAGAAGTGGTTATATGCAAGAAGAACATCAGATGTCATTTTACGGCGAAGATTTCTTGCTACATACAGAACAATAAACTCTACTGGTTCATTGCGAAGCATTTCTTTCTTTATCGTGGAAAGAATCTCCAGATCATCTTTATTCGAATCGGTGATTGGATAGTATTTCTTTACGTGATCGATACCATGCGGCAGATATGTAATAAGCTTTTTCGACGCTTCTTCTGGGCCTAGTACTTGCTTAACTATGTTGTATGTTTGTTTACTAATACAAAAGAGACCATCATCTGAACGATAGAAGTTTCTATTGTAAAGTGGATACGGTAAATCGTCCCATATTGTATAAAACATCATGGGCATCTTTTGTCGAATTTCATGCTCCATTTGATATAACCAAATCCAATATCTAGGATCAGTGAAGTGCAAAATAGCATCTGGCTTTTCCATTTCAATGATTTGACGAACAATCATGCTATTCCCGTATCCGTTTTGAGGGTAAATTCTTACGTACGGATCCTCGACGCCAATGTGCTTACCTAGCTCTTCGCTTATGTCTGCGATCTTCCCTGCTTCGGGATGATTGACGGCGGCACCCATTTGTACCCAATTAAATATACCCGCCGTTTGTTCTATAATTTCTCGTGACATTACTCCGATCCCAGAGTGTACTCTCATGTCATCGGACAAAAATAAAATCTTTTTTCTTTCGTTTTTTGGTAACCATTTTTTCATGTAGATAATTCCTCTTAATTATGGTGCTATTAGATCAAATGTTGGTTCATTTGGATGTATGTGGGCCGGAATTGTTCCATCTGTATTCGGAAGAGTAGGAACGTTTACGGTTTTAACTGTGTTTGAGAGATAGTTTTGTACTCCCTTAGCAACTGCTTCTGAGATTGCGTTTGCTAATCTACTTGCAAATTGACGCTGAGCCTCGCATGGGTCTTCCGACGCAGTATACCCATTAGCACACCCAAAATAATTTATGGCATTGAATATTTCATTTTCCAACTGGCCGACATTTAAGATGTCGCCTTTTAATATTGTAGACATGTGTAACTCCGTTAAATAAATGCGCTTCCGGACATGGTAGTCAATGCTATTTTATAACTACTAGATAGTATTGTCTCCTTTGCGTCAGGTGACAGTGACATTATTTCTTTAATATAAGTACTAGAAGACATATAACTAACCCACATAAGTTCTGTGATAGATGCCGCGCTTACTTTGTATTTTTTACAAAATTCTTTTATGTGTTTATTAATGTCTTTGTTAACCTGTATAGTTGTATACGAATGTTTTTTGTGTGTCATATAGATCTACCCGTCTATAGAATGTCTATAGATATATATTACGCTCTTACGAAAAACATTCACTTTTTGATAATTTTTTTGTGAGCATTTTGTTGGACTATCAATTTACGTAGATACGTCCAATTAAAATGCGAACCCGGATCTTTTTTTCTGCCCCGGGGAACAGCTATCTCCGAATGTCCTAAAATAACTTTAGACGTAGAATCTTTATATTTTCTTTGAAGTTGAGTTATCAACCATGCCGTGCTTTTATATTGAGCATCGGTGTATTTTTGTGGAGGATCATTTTGTAAAGATATTCCTATGCTGTACCTATTCATCCGTACATATCCTTTATAATAAGATATCCCCGCATGTCCTGCTTGATATTTGGTATCTACTAACTTAACCACCGTACCATCTCTCTTTACATAATAATGGTAACTGTTACCCTTTCGCAATAAAAACTTTCTCGTTCCTGAATACGATTTGCCATCGTCGTAATGCAAGACGATATAATTTACGGAAGTATTTCGTAAAGAACGCTCCCCCGGCAATAAATCATTTATTACCGTAGGAGCGCTCAGTTGAAATAACAAACTAATAAGTACCATGATAGTACTGATTTAGTTTCAATAGTCACAGAGAACGCTTATGTACTTCGGCACGAATTCTAACCTCATTGAGCAACGCTTCGTGATTTTCCACTAGCTTCTCATTTTCCGCTCGAAGCTTATTATTTACCAACCGAAGATCGCGGTTATCTAGCGCGAAATACACAATACCGCCAACCAAAACTACCGCAACCGCAACGATAACAAAAAAAGTAGGAATCATATTTATAACCTCTTAGATGAGCCGGGGGCGGCTGCCCGCCCCCGGATTAGTTAATTAACGGGGAACCATGCCGCTCTTCCACGTATCCATTACACTGCCGCCGATGATACAAGTCTGTGCCTTGCTGCACACTTGAGATAGTCCTTTGGCCATAGCTTCTGCGGTGCGAAGCTGAAGTACTGCGGGGGACGTAGCCAGTGCGCGAGTCTCTAGCTCAACCTTGCGAGCTTCCGCTTCTGCCTTGATAACGGTACGACGAGCGTTTAGTGAATCTGTAATGAACGCTGCGCGAGCCTTGGTTTGTTCAGCTTGCTGTGCAAGCGTCTGCGTCCAGAGAGCCTGAATGTTGTTGGGGATAGCAATCCCTCGAATATAAACCTTTTCGATCTGAGCGTAGTCGCTCATTTGAGCGTTAATTGCTAGACGGAACGTTTCGTCCAACTCCGCTCGCTTTGCGCCCATTAGATCGGTTAGTCCAATCGTAGCCCCGGCATCTCGGGCACCCGCTCGTACTGCGTTTGCCAGTTCCGATAGAACGGCGGCGTGTGACCGACGAGTATTAAATGCATCGTTTGGGTTGCTATACTTCCACAGAATAGCAATGTCTGCCGCCATCATAATTGAATCACGAGTAAGGAATTCCACCTTTTCAGCGGAAGCATCTTCACCAGTTACGCTACCACCCGGAAACTGTTGTTGTGTGGTCGGGAAACACGTAAGCGTAGTTGTCATCGTGGAAACTAGTCCGTCGCCGGCCTTGGGATTTACTACCTTACCATATCGCGTTTCAACACAATGTTCCGTGGCATCAACCTTCTCAAAACACGCGGTCGTAAACAGTAGCATAGCAAATGCAGCCATAACCTTTAGCTTGTTCATACCTTCTCCTTAATAATGTTTTAGTTGATAGGGTATCATTCCCTATGATGTGAAATATAAACGGCGGGGGTTAAAAGTCAACCCCCGCCGTTCGTTAGCTATACCGACGCTAGTTGTCTAACGGTATCTAGAGAAGGATCGTATTTGAGTTTGCCGTTTACCCAAACTTCTTGTAGAATGTCGTGACCGATATCACTCTCGGCAATAGTTTCTAGCACACCGTCCGTGGATACCAGCTTGAGACGCCCTCGCTTAGACCGCTTTCCGTTGTCCGTAACGGGAGCCTTATACACATCTACCACGCGACCGTTTCTAACCATACTAGACGCCTTGATAGCAAATCGTTGCGTATCGCGGTTGCACTGCTGTAGAAGAGCCCCGCCCATACCAAAGGCTACGTTATCAGCGGACCACCCGCGAATCTTTAGTGCTTCGAGAATACGATTGATTTCTTCAAGGGTAATACCATCTCCCTGAATGATTCGTACTTTGTTCAACACCTTGTAACCCTTTTCGTTTACAGTATATCCAAACTTCTTTCCAAGAATTTCTGTGATTTGCCGAACAACTTCATGGGGAACCCCGGAGTCCGGGCGAATGACCAGCGTACCCTTTGCGTTCATTACCTGAGCGCGGAGTTCCTCGCCCCAGATGTTTTCACAGGCGTTGTAGATGTTGTAGGAGTCTGATACGACTGCATAAAGAGCACCGTCGCCAAATTGGCGGATCATGTTCTGGTACGCCTCGTACTCAAATGCTTCTCCCCACGCGGTAATCGTGCTGTGTTCCGCCGCTGGAATACTAAAGCCAGCCATGTCTTCTTTGTAGTAGGCTTCCGCTGCTTCAAGCGCAATCATGGTGTCAGTGCCCTTGAAGTTAACAAGATGCGCGAGTCCACCGATTGCCGCGCTTTCTTCGGAAGAAACCCCACGGTAACCAAAGTCATGAAGCTTAAAATCTAGACCAGAAACGTCCCCCGTTTCTTCAAGATACTTTTTAATAACCTTTTTAATTTCACGGCTAAGAGTTGCAACCGTGATTGGATACCATACCTTCAAAATTAAGGTTTCTAAGTGAGAAACAACCCAAGGAGCTTCGGGATCGGTGTTCTCCAAAGTAAGTAACACGTTTCTTGTTGGGACTACTAGCCCCTCCGGTACAGCGCGGATTTTGATCGGCAAATAGCCAGCATGCTTCTCTAAAATGTACTCCCATCCTTTCCTATTAAAAATTCCTTCACCCATGTGTTTAGCTACTCTACTTTCCGCATAATCAACATCTTCTTTTGTAATAGGACAACTCAAATATTCCTTGAGTAAATAATTCAAACCAAAGAAAACCGTTTCTGGAAACAGCCCACCTCTGCTTTCAAGATAGCTGTAAATGTGCGTTGTGTTGGGTGGGTATTGACTGTGATGGCTTTGCTTGTAACTGTCGGTCATTAAAATTAAGTTGGGTTTCATCTTGTATCTCCTCTAAATGTTTGAAGATTCTGCCTATCCACTCTTTCCACTCATTCAATGGCAGTTCGCCCTTTGAACGATTACAGAGTTTGCAACACGAAACACAATTTTCTATTGTGTATCCAACGGAACTGTCTACTCTATCTATACCATTATATCTAAACGGAGAGATGTTCCCGTATTTATTGACAGAATCGGGATTTTTTATGTTGGATGGTTGTATGCCGCAATAATAACAATCTTCAATAATCAATTGTTCAAATTCTTTGGCGGTTAGTTTAAACTCTAAATTTCTACTTTGTGCGTGTTTTTTGTACGTATTTAATATTTTATTTTTTTGACTTTTATTGTTTGGTAAAGTGTTTGTCTTTGCCATATACTCAAATCGCTTACATCCACAAGACTTACTTTTACTATTCGTTAATTCCGCAGACTTCAGAGATTTTAATGTTCCACAAGAACACTGACACTTCCATTTACCATCACCATCATATGAAATAACTTTCCATTCTCCAAATGACTTATTCCTTAAATCTACAACATTTTTGCCATGTGCCCCTTGTTTACAATTTAAGTATCTTCCATTTGTTAACTCGGTCTTTCTAATCCATCTAACGTTACCACATTCACATTTGACTTCAACGGTAGATATTTTCCACCCTTCTTTTGATATCTTGTGTCCTTCTTGTAATACAACCAAATCTCCTATTTGTAATCCAACCACACTAGTCATATATAATCTCTTTTTGGGGTAGTCTTACTATAAATAGTATGATCTTATATCTAGGATTATTGTGCGTAGTAATAATTGATTAACATATTTACAAGAACGTGGTGTTCAGGCATAACCTCCACAACACCAGCCTTGAGATCCAGCATATCTACCCATTCAACTGACTGGATATCATCGTTCGCTTGCGGGCGCCCGTGTACGTAGGTACCAAGATAAAAAATTGTCTTGATTTTGTCGATTTCGTTTCTGTAGCGCCAGTCGTTGATAAACGTACTGCCAATATACTCCAACCCATCCACCTCAACGCCGGTTTCTTCCATGACCTCGCGGCGAGCGTCTTCTTCAAACGAAGTGCTAGTCGGTGATGCAAACCCGCCGATGAACCGAAGATGTGGTTCGTTTTCTTTTCTGCCCATCAAAATTCTATTTTTTGCGGGGTCAATAATCGCAACGTCTACCGTGGTATAGCAAGTAGGGTATCGATTCATGCTCGCTGAAATAACACCAGCACGAAATGCATCAGACGTTTTGTAGGTGTTTGCGATTCGTCTACGGAGTTCCGTGCCTGAGATAAACTTAGTAGCTTCAAGTTCTTGTACCGGAAATGAGCCACTGTAGTATTGAATAAAACTATCCCTACTACCGTAGATTATTGCAGTTTGGTTGGGAGTAATCCACTTGGAAATCTCGCGGTCTAATACTTTTGACCATATCACATCGCTTGGGTTATCGTCGATGTAGTAGACTTCAATGTCAGGGTAAGTATCCTGAATCATTTTCTTTCGTGAATTGAAGTCGAGTGGATTGTGTGCGGTGTTTCGCAGAGGCGAAAGACCGATAAAAATAATCACTCTATCGTGATTTGCGACAACCGTGTCAATAAGATCACGGTGTGCTTCGTGCAACTCATGCACTTGAAATCTGCCTACGATTATGCCAACGTCTGCCGGTTTTTCGGCACGTGGTCGCATAGGCGCACTACGAGGTGTAACCATATGAGTCTCCATCTGTATCAGAGGTTAGTGTTTGGTAGGTAACTACTTGCCAAAGGCATCTTTCATTACCTACCATAATTATAACACTAACAGGTTAAAATGTCAAGTCCTTAGTTTGGAAAAGTGGTCGATAAATACAGACAGTTCCACTGGAGTGTAATCGTTGTGTTCAACACACGCGGACTTGTAAAATGGATCTGGTTTCTTCCAGTGGTCAAGAATTAATTTACGATGAAGATGGCCATGCACGTTTCCTTTGAACCGCTCAATGCAATCCTTGTGGATTGGCACATGACTCAAAATCATCTTATCTAATACATGATATGCCCGAATGTCTCGAAAGAATGGGGTGTATACCTTAAGCTCAAAAATATCGTGGTTGCCCTTGATCAATACCTTATCACCGTTTAGGGCATAAAGAATAGAGCTTGCCTTTTTGTTGATAAAAACATCACCAAGATGATAGACTTTATCTGTAGTCTTTACTACACTATTCCACCGATCAATCATTGCTTGGTCTGCTTCTTCTGCATTAGCAAATTCATGACGAGTCCTCGTACCATCTGCTTCTACGAAGTTGTACATGTTATGATGCCCAAAATGCGTGTCAGAAATTACGAAGACGTTTTTCATAAGTTTACCTCTTATCTCGCTGTCTATTTAGTTGATCAAGAAATGCGTAATACAGTTGATTATTGTTTACGGCTTCAAGAAAGAACACAGTTCCTTCTTCTGATAGACTTACAGTTTCCCCGTTCTTAAGAGTAACGGGATATGTGCCGAGCAAATTAACTTCGTTCTTGTGCATAGAAATGCCTCGTTAAATTATTATATAAGTATAATAGATCAATCGTTGCTTGTCAATAGGGAAACGCCATCTGGACAAAGATCCTTTCTGGTGTTATAAACACAAAATCTACAGGCGTTTCCGGGACTAGCCTTTTGCTCTTCGATATAGTCTCCATTATCATCAAAGCACGAATCTACAAATTTCTTAAACATTTGATAGCTTTTATTGACACTAGGAGTTCCGTTCGCCGGTTCAAACTTAGATACCCGTGGAATGATATAATTAGGGTTGTCGTACACTTCCCGCTTTAATATAACAAACTCTACGTTAATATTTTTTTCTGGAATGTCAAGCTGCCTAGAAAAAAATCTTTTGTACAATAGGAGCTGCCCGGTTTTTACCGGATCTTTTTTCTGATACTCGTTCCATCCTTTCGTGGATGTTTTTAAATCATATAAGACGTATTCATTGGTAACGGTATTGTGCGTAACGATGTCGATAAACCCTACATATTGTACTCCCGGTTTTACTTCGATTTCCAGTGGATACTCTATACTATGTAGTTTCGTATCGGCTGTTGGAAATATTTTTTTATAATTCTTTTGAATGTATTCTAGAATCAAACACCCTTGTGCATAGAATTGCATCAGAGTCGGAGAATCACACAAAAATATCTTTTCTCCAGACTCCGTTATAGTAATATTTTCTTTAAATAACGCCAACAGCTTTTCCTTGAATCCATCGTTCAAGTACATTGTACTCGCCATTTTCTCGCTTTTATTATAGAGAATGTCTAACCACTCTTGAATAGTTTCGTGCATCGATGTACCAAAAATGGTATGCATCGTAGTATCGTTTAGGCGGTGTCCGTCCACATACTTGAGCTTCCACGCCCAATTACAATTAGACCAAAGAGAATACTGAGAATATGAAATCTTTTTCATATTATTACATATTATCTAATATCTTAGACAACGCTTTTCCTTCCCGCTTTGAATAGGCAGTCACATCCACGGAAATGTCAATAGATTCGTCTACCATCAGTTCTATTATTTTTCCAATTAAAGTTGGATCAGTTATGTTGAACTGAATAGGATCGTGGTTTTCTATTCCAATAATAACCGACGCCTTTCCAGTAAATTTTAAGTTAAACTCATTCTCCGTCATTGTCGCCCCCGTTAATTGGTTCTCTGCCATCCGCATGAATATCACACAACGTCCTATACCAGTTTCCCTTTCTAAGTACTCCGGCGTTACCACACTCCTCGCATATAGTAAAGCTATCAGCTTCAACTATTTTAATAATTGCATCCAATTTTGAATTTCCATAATCGGTATATATGCGTAGGCCACCCCACTTTTCCTTAACTTGTATAATATTCACGGCACAATTAAGTTTTTCATGTACATCAAATACTTCATCTATCAACCGTGCCCACCCCGGTCCAACACAAGAATAGGAAGCTTCTCTGGTAAATCCTTTATAATTTACATAACACATAATCTTTTCCTCGCATGAATGATCTTTATAAATTAAACTACAAAGACGCGAAAGTCAAGTTCAATTGCATATTTATATGTATATCCTCTAACCGAGATAAACATGTCGCAACATAAGATAGTAAAACTGCCAGAATGGGTGTTACCAGATAGTGAGTTGGAACTAAACGAGCTAGGAAAAGAAGGATGGGAATTAATAGATATTTTTAATCACCACGCCTTCTTAAAATCAACTCCTCTAGGTGTAACCATAAGCGGATCGTTAAGTGCGGGAGTGGATGCTTTTGGTAGAAACCGAGTATCTATACCATTTACGTTGGGCGACTATAAGCACATTTATGGATTAGATGATTTATTTTTTAATAAGATTAACGGCGACGGCGCGATAACAGACAACGTAAATAGAGCAGCCGTTGCGTTAACTTCAACGACTAGCGGAAGTTATGCGATACATCAAACGAAAATGTATCATCACTATATGCCCGGAAAAAGTCAAGTTATATTATCTAGTTTCATTTTTGGCGCCCCGGTCAGCGGATCAACCAAACGAACTGGGTACTTTGATAGATATAACGGAATATTTTTGGAACAAGACGCCACGGGCAGCTTGCAATTAGTAATACGCTCCGCAACAAACGGCACAGGGTCAATTCAAGAAAACCGAGTCAAGCAAGCGGACTGGAATGTGAATACACTGTTAAGTGGAGATTTCACGCTAGACGTAACAAAAACTCAATTACTGTATATTGATTTTCAATGGCTTGCGGTAGGTAGAGTGCGATGTGGGTTTGTTCACAAGGGGATAACGGTAATCTGCCACGTGTTTGATCATTCAAATGTACTTGCGGTGTCGTATATGCAAAACCCGAACCTGCCCATTCGATGTGAAATAGTAAACTCCACAACAACGGTAACGCAGTCTCGTATGGAACAGATATGTACTACGGTTGCAAGTGAAGGTGGATATGCAGAAACCGGGCGGGCGTTTACCGTTTCAAATGATATATTCCGAACAATTACTAGTGGTTCCACTGTACCTATTCTAGCCATTAGACCAAAAACAAATATAAACGGATTACCAAACAGATCGTTTATTAGAATTCAAAACTGCGCGGTATTTACCGATCAACAAACGGTTAAATATACTTTATTAAAATTACCGAGCGGGTCCGCGTTAACTACAAGCAGCGCGTGGATTTCCGTTGATAGCATCTCAACAGTGGAGTACAACGTAAGTGCCACGGGACACAATGGAGGTAGACCGCTACTATCAGGATTTGTGGGAGCCAACTCGTTAAACCCCAACCAAGCAGTTCCAATCACCGTAACACAGGCCGGTGTTACTAACAAACAAAATTTCATCACACAAAACTTTGATAGTAATGATGGTGAAATTTATGTATTGGTTGCAAAAAATATGACCAACAGTACAACAAACGTTGGTGGTAATATGCTATGGTCTGAGATATATTAATCTCTAACTTCCAATTCTTCGATTCGCTTCATTATTTCTTCTTTTGATTGAGGCTGTTCTACGTGGTCGTAGTAGGTAATTCCTTCTACGACCACGCTCACATGAAATGAAGTGGGAGCATCTTGTAGAATTATATATAAGTTTCCACGTTCGGTTTTCCCGACTTCTTTCGCTGCTGTTAAGGTAGGCTGAAACATACTACGCTCCCATCTTAGCGTACCACTGCTCTTTATCTACTTCCCACGTTCCGGTAAGTTCTGGGTGCATTTCCCAGAACATACCGGATTCTACTTGTTGCACATACTCCGCATGTAGAGCATACTTTTCGGATAGACTAAGAGGTCTATCCGACGTTTGCTTAAACGTATTCGCCCAATTAGTTTCGTATGTTTTTTGATCCACGCTAAATGGGCGTGGAGTATCTCCTTTTCCGTTAGTCATTTTAGTTCTCCAAAGGTTCGTTGATATACATCCAGTATTACTCGCAAACCAGCATCGGTAATTGCCCGCGTTCCAATACCGGCAAAATCTCTGGTAAGAAGTGGAGTTAACCCAGAAATAAATCTATCATGGCGGTAACTATATTGCTTCCATACCTGTTCATTTTGGTCAAATAAATAAACCGGTTTCTTATTATCTATTCCCATTTGAACTGCCCAGCCGGTTCCGCCATTTACAATCTTTCTACTATAGCTCGCGAATGTTCCAATCGCAAAGATAGCTTCTGAATGTTTTACTTGGAACCAGTTACGACAAATAAGTTTTCTGACGTAAGTTGATTTACTTCTTTCTAAGGGCCGATTAAGTGTTTCAGCGGCAATCTTACAAGCTTCCCACCCTTCGTTTAGTTCATCCGAATTCATAATATATGGATTCTCCCCATACTGAGTGTGCCCGTGAAAGGAATAGGAAATAGTCTTGACACCGTATTCTAATCCAGATATTTCCCAAGCCATGTCGGCTCCTTCACACCCGCCACTATGATTGATGTACATCATTATTGTACTCGTATTTGAAATATTTAATGAGTTGCTTTGCTAGCGTAACGTACTCTCGCTTACCAATCCCAAAGAACCGTTCGAGAACTCTCGTCTTACCGTTCCGTCTGTAGAATAGTGTATAATGATAGCAACACCCGCAGTGGCTACTCCACGCAATAGCAAATCCATTAATCCACGGAGTTCTCATTCCATCATTTCCTTCCACTTAGCAAAGTCTGGCTTAGTGGGTTGTACGGGATATACGTTATGATAAATGTACACACGAAAAACTCTATCGTATTCATTGGATACCTTTTCTAGAATCTTCTCAATAATATCCCAATCACCACCCGCCAATCCTGCACCAATCTTCGGCATAGCAATTACTTTCTGGTCGGGAAAATCACTACATATGTTCGCCATCGCCCGTTCAATAGCATTATAATCAGCATTAACTTGGGTGCGAGAATAATGATACTGAGTGTACGCATTGATAATCCGTGTACCATTTTTACCAATAGCCGTTGTATATCTACCTAGCTTATTAACATCACCCGGAACCGTTTCATAGTCGGCAATCGTCGCTTCGGGATATTCGATACTGACTTGCTTTGCAATACCAGACCCCATGTTGTTGAAACAATTACACCCATGTACAACTATTGCTTCGCCGGAATTTAATACGTCACCGTTAATATACTCAATCATTAGGGAACTCCGCTAACAACACTCGCGGGATCAAACGTGTTTCCTACCGTTGTATATCCTGAATGGCGAGCGGATAGGTATGTGGAGTAAGAACCGGTCAACGCATAACTTCCATGCACAACACCGGCAGCAGTTGAAGTGAAGGCCGTGACATTACCACCGCGAACGCCCATGTCTTGAACGAACTTGTGAATATCTTGGTTAGCTAACATGAAATTAAACGTCCACTTTCCAGTAGCTTCTAGGTCTTTAATTCTGTTAGAAATCACTTGTTGATTAACAGTACGCGAACTATTTTCTTCTCCGTCACTGATAGTTGTCACTAGATACGCGGTGTCATCTGTTTCGTTCGGGTCAACAATCTGATCGATTGCGTGGTTTACTGCATCATATAGCGCAGTGAGGCCACGCGGCTCATACTGTTCTTCGGTAATTTCAGGTAACATATCATGGGGAACGCTTTCGATTAAAGTTTCGACCGTAGTATCGAACAATACAATAGTAACGTCGGTTTCCCCACCAAGAGATCCATCTTTGGCGATGCCGCTCAAGGTTTCGTTTAATGCATCTAATGCTTGTTTTCTAATAGAAGTCATTGAACCGGAACGATCTAGTACGATTGCAAGGTGCGTCTTTTTTTTGCTTTTGTTAGTCTTTGGCATAAAACCTCTTTTTTATAAGTTTATATTAATCTGTACCCAAGTAGTACACATTTACGCCCGCTTCAGTAAACATCTCAATACTGCGAGCTTCTTGTTCTTTCCACTTATCTGATTGCGGCCCTCCGTTCTTTACACAAAACACGTTTTTAATTCCCGCGTTTATGATAGCTTTAGTGCAATCATTACACGGAACATCAGATGTAGTGTAGATAGAACATCCCTTAGTAGACACTCCGTTTCTTGCCGCATTCACGATGCTGTTGAGTTCCGCGTGTGCCATCCAGTAGTATTTTTCCGGTCGTTCTTTTCTGGATGCTACATCATCGTTGATTCCTCGCGGGAATGAATTGTATCCAGTAGAGACGATTTCCTTTTCTGGACCAACGATTACCGCGCCCACTTTCGTGTCAGGGTCTTTAGACTTGAGCGCAACGATGTCCGAAATGTTCTTAAAATACGAGTACCAATCCATAATTTCTTAACTTTTAGATTCTTCAAGTAGATCGTTCAACAAACGCTGCGTTTCGTGCAACTTAACTCGAAGGCGAACAATTTCATCCGCCATTCGTTCCGAGTTAACCACACGAGCCGCTGGATCGTTCCCGTTTTTTGTGATCGTGGTAAATTCTGCCAATACGTCTAGTCTAGTCATAATTTTATTTCCTTTAAAAGTTTAGGATCAACTGCATACATTTTACAAAGTTTTAATACTTCTTCTTTATTCTTAGCATAAAGAATGTCAAGATATTCAATAGCTTGTACAGACGATACTAAGAAGTGTTTTGCCACAAGAGAAACTAACCATCCCGGATACTTAGCTTCTACCGAACTTTTTATATACTTATTAAACTGCTTTTGTTTAGGTAATATACCGGATAGAAATCGGTAATGCATTTTATCCGGCATATTACTATATTTTTGTACTATATTCACGACTTCTGCATACGCGGGATTCATAGACAAATATCTATTGATCATGTATCTGGATCTGTGATATAGCTTTACCTCTTCCTCAGTCAGCGAATCAAAATAATTAGGTGATTGATCTTGCGTTATGGCATTAATAAAATCAAACACATTTTTTGATTCGCTGCCCTTCTTTTTTGGTGTCATCGCAAATCTTTAATAGTGTCTACCAAGTTGAATTCCTTTGCTTCTTCGGACGTAAGCCATACGTCTTGTGCCGGTAAAAGTTTTTCACGAATAACTTTTTCCGAGAGCTTTGTGCATTTTTTATAGTGCGATATCATTTTCTTAGTCATGATATCAAATTGCTTGCCGCTCGCAATAAGCTCATGTTCCTTCCCATATGCGCCCCACGACCACTGATGGGATAGTAAGCTTGTATTCGGAGTAATAACTCTTTCCCCGGGCTCACCCGCGATAAACGTTAATAGCCCAGCACTAGCAATTATACCAAGTCCAACAGTATGTACAGGAATCTTGCTGCCGCGCATGACATCGATGAGTGCAAATGCAGAGAATAAATCCCCACCTTGGCTGGTAATAATTAGCGTAAGATTCTCAAGGGGATTGCTTTGCATGTTAGCTTCTAAAATCCACGTAATTGCCTCTTGTACACTGGTCTGAGAAAACTCTCCAGCAAAATAATAAATACCACGATCTCTTAATGTGTTCTGTCTAAATTCTTGTTGAAGTATATATGACGCTGGATCTGACATGTGTTATCTCTCTAGGGTAAGCGACGGACGAGCTTCTGATGTAAGGGGTTGACTTTCGTTGTCAACCGATGATCGCTCGTTTAGCTTAACCGGGAGGAACTGTGCGTTGACATGTCCACATACATTACATGCAAATGTAGGAATAGGAACTATACCAGCCTTACCGTTCGGAGAAAGCAACGCAGAGACTTTTTTCATTAGTACTACTTCTTGAAACGTATAGTTTCCGCAACCCGGGCGCTCGCACTTGATGTCCTGTGCGTTACTAAGGTCTAGTTCAATTGGCGGTCGTTGATTCATAAATGATCCTCAAAGTGTTAAAATATTATTTAATGTTGCTACAAAGTTTATTTCTTTAAGGGAAATATGCGCGTCACGATAAATCCCCTCTGCAATTTCACGTATCGTTTGAGGAACTTTAGTAGGAGCGTAAACGTCTACCTTATCATATAGCTCTTCATATAATTCCGTGAAGTCTTGTATTTTATTATCCGCGGCCCACTGTCGAATTTGATTAATTTTATTCGTCAACGGGGATTTTTCCTGTAATATGTTAATCATATTACGTTTCATGTCCTGCATGGATTGATCTGATTCAGTAACTATTAACTTATTATCTGAGGTTTGTAGCTGTGCCGTGTTAATAATTTTTCTGATATCTGGATAGTAGTCTTTTACCAGTTTTATTACTGATGCGTTCTCGTACTCTACTTGTTCCTCTTGTAGTATTTTTGCAAGCCTACGAGCTACGTCTGCTTTAGACGGTGGTAGTAATTTATAGACTTGTGTCCTACTAATCAAGGGGTCAATGATTCTTTCTATATAGTTTGCCGTTAGAATAAATCTAGTGGTTTCGCTATATGCTTCCATAAGATTTCTTAATGCTGGTTGTGCATCCCGCCCGAGATAATCGGCTTCGTCTAATACCACAATTTTCAGAGGATTAAATCCTATAGTAGAGGCAAAACTTTTGATCTTATCTCGGACTGTATCAATCCCTCTTTCATCCGAAGCGTTGATAAACAAGTAATCACATGATATAGAATTGACTAGAATCTTAGCTGCTGTAGTTTTCCCCGTCCCAGCGGTGCCGTGAAACAGCAAATGTGGAATCGATTGTTGTTGAATATATTCTGCCAACTTTTGTCGGATAAATTCGTCTCCCACATAATCATCTAGCGTGGCGGGGCGCCACCGCTCAAACCAAATTGCGTGGTCTATGTTGGTCATGAAAGTAGACTCTTGGTTATGTAGTAGGTAGAAGACATCCCGTCTGCCATAAATACGATTTTTATCAATCCCTTTGAGCTTACCATTAGCTCAGCATCACGCACATCTTTATTAGCGACTAACACATCGCGTAAATATTTAGCAGAATATCGATTGATGGTGTGTTGAGCGGTCGAGTCACATCTAGCGGACAGTACAATGTTGCTCGTATTTACATTAGAATGTCCTACATGAAAGGTCGCCGTTCCAGAATCTGAGCATGTAATCAACACACTGTCGCTGTCAGACAGAGCAGCCTTGGCTCGAATAAACGAAGTAATAAATTGCTGATCTAGATATACGGTAGATTCAAATGGAGGGGGCTTGCTAATGTTGGGCGAACTGGGAATGGCGATCTTATCTGCTAGAGCGTAATTTACTTCAACAAACCCATCAGAAAACATAATTTTTCCGGGCACGTTTCCGTGAAAAACAACCGATACTTCTAAGTTGTTGTCTGCATTCGCAACTGCCAACAAAGATTTGAGTTTTTGTGTTTCATATATAGGATATTCCCCTTCCGGGAATTGTATATTAGATGCGTGAACAATGCTCGCGACTGACTGATCTTGAGACGCAGCGCTTACCGTTAGAGCATTTCCGGTGGATTTAATCAATACCGATTCACATGTTCCATTTAAATTGTATTTCGTTATAAACCGTTCAAACCGTTCTTTGTCCATAATAACCTTTGTTTAAATTAATAGTTCAAATCTACATACCACATTCTTTTTAATGATCCCTCGGTGAAGCGAGCGTAATATTCTCTCCACTTACCGGTGGAGTGGTGTGGGGCTTTACCATAAAATCTAACATCTCCATAGAAATTGCACAAGTATGTTCTGCGATATGAATTTGGTATTTTGTTTAAATATCCTCCAAAAAACAAATACCCCTCATCATCCACCCATTCATAATCCCACTTTTCTAGATATAGTTCTCCTTTAGCAGTAATAACATACTCTTCCATCAAACATTCAAACGATTTAGTTTGATACTCTACTTTAGATATTTCCGTTTCTCCGGGTAATATCTGTTCTATTCTAATATAATCAAACATTCCCATAGAAGCATCCCGTGTATATAGTTATTCCCATGTAAAAAATTCGTTCGCGTTAGTATTTACGTCGGTTGGTAGAATACCCCAGCCCAGCGCTAAATAAATATCTTCTAGTTTATTTCGCAATTCTTTATCAAACAGTGCCTCATAATCGATGTACTCTGATACAAGATTTATGATATGTTGGGGATCGTTATATCCCTTAACAGCCAGCGCGGGTATTCTAAGTGGATTGGGCTTAAGATAAACATATTTGATTTTTTCTCCTTCGCGAATAAAATCATATTTATCTGTCATCTTAAACATTACCAATAATCTATTGTATGCTATCGACGCTTTAATATGAACTGGTGTTCCTTTTTTCGTAGACATACTGTTTCCGTTGGGCACCAAAAATTTAGATATGTTATTCGCAGAAGTGTTTCGAGCAACATCAAGAAATGCCAGCGAAGACATAGTTTGCTTGAAATTTAAAATATTTTTATCTATATCTGATTTTGGGGTTTTATAAAGAACATCGAATAATAGTTGTTTCAAGAATTCCCGAAACGCTTTTGGAAAACTAGATCTAACTGTATCCATTCCCTTTACTACAAGATGATCATCTGGCGCAGAGTTTTTTTCCAAATCATACACTTTATTTAGTGCATATCGTTTTTTGGCAATCCACAATCCAGTTTCGATAATAGATTCTCCCTTAATATACAATCGATGGGATTTACAATTAAACGCCCGAAGAGAAAACGTATCATAAAACTTATTTAATTTCGCTTCCATTTCACGCGCAATTTTAATCGTACGGTTTAATATCGGTTCTTCGGAAGATTCAGCTAGTAGTAAAGGAAGAGCAGAGGCGTAAATAGAATCGGTGTCTATATAGGTAATATAGTCCTTTACTTCACCCAGTGCCTTGCTATAATGTGCATTTACTACCTTTGCGCTAGACTTGATTACGTCTTGTCCAGTTATAGTTACTGCTGTTGCGTTGTCAACGTCATAAAATCTACCAACTGTCAGCCCAAGATATCCATACATTGAGTTTAGAAAAATTTTCTGAATGTGTTGTAACTGATCGTAGTACGTTGCCTTTTCGGCGTCTCCTTCTTTGGAATACTTCTTCATCAGGTTTTTATACTCTACGCGCTTGTCAAACCAATTTTCTAAAATTTCTGGAATAATTCCACGCTTAATGTTAGAGTACAACACGCCATTTGAGCTAACCGTCAATGAATTTTCTTCGAGAAATTCCATAAATTGACGGTAATCCATCTCTACACTGCCATTATTATTGACTTCTTCCACCACGTATGTCGGAATATCCTTTCTAATATGCTGTTCTACGTTATAATTTCTAACATACCCTACCTTGGTTTCCGGACTAATATTTAAGCTCATAATAATCGACGGGTACAGAGACTGCAAGTCGAGAGAATACGCCCATTCGTACAGCCCCGGGACGGGCTCTTTTACATATGCACCCGTAAAGGTGGAGTCATCGTCGGAATCTGCGTTCTCATTTTCTTGGTTGGTTATTGGTTTGTTGGTAACAACAATTCCTTTTCTATGAAGATAAGTAACAATAGTTCCTTCAAGAAATCTGGAACTCATGTTATAATCTTCGTATGGTACGTGTCCGATATGACAAATACCTCTTACTAGTTCAATCAATCGTTTTTTCTTATCTAACTCTACGATGATTTTTACGTCTTGTAAGTTGTAATCAATAAACTTTTCCAAGTCTTGCTCAAACAGCGTGTCCAAAGACCCTTCATATTCCACTTTACCCATACCAACTTCGATTCTACCAATCGTATCCAGTCGATAATTTGGCTGCTGTTTATATGTAAATTTCTTGTATAGCTCAAGATAATCAAGCGAACTTACCCCCGCGATCAAATATCTATCCCTGCACTCAGAATATCTAACTTTTTGTATAGGGCTTAATCTATGCGCGGTCTGAACTCCGCAAACGTTTTTAAGACGATTGTACATATATGGAATATCAAACCCGTTGCTATTCCATCCAGTAATAATAGTTGGCTTGATATCTTCATATGCGGAGATGAAGTTGTGTAATAACACATATTCCCTATCACAAAAAATAATATCTAACTTATCAGACGATCTATTTGTGTACAACCCGCGCTCATCTAATACAAATACAGTATATTTTTCGGTGTGTGGGTTGTACAGAGCTATAGAAGTTACAACGTTGTTTGCTTTGTGAACGTCGGGGATGCCCTCTTTCATTGACACCTCTATGTCAAAGAATAGAGTTACGTTTCCGGTGGACGGCGTATCGTCGTTTAAATACAAATCAGTAAGTACGCGAGTTTCCATTGGAAGATCGCTTTCAAACACATTTGGACTTTCTCTGCGAAACATACGAGTCTTAGACACTCGCTTCCCGGTCATGGTTAGCCACTTACCCCGGGGGTCCGGAGTGTATGCGTACTTAAATTCTGACAGGGGCAGCATAGCTAGTCCTTCTACGTCATCCCAAACATACACCGCAGGAGAATCTCCATACATATCTACATAGATATTTTGATACATAACAATTCAGTTAAAGTGTAACAGCAAAATACTACCGTGTACTGTAAAAATCAAGTGTCAACGTTGTCTATATTCGGCAAGTGTTTTATATGCTCATGCATCGTCTTAACATCAATCGTTCCGATTTTATGTATAATACCAATCGAAGTGTTCACTGCCGCTGAAAATGTTTTTCTGTTGTGAGGCATGCAGTCCAGATGTGCGGTTCCGTTAGCAAGGTCGTCAACAGGCACCGTTGCTATGTTAACAAACTGATTTGGCTTACAGTATAAAACGGTAGCCATTCCTCTATCAACCGAAACACGCAGCAATAATAAATCGTTCCATTGCATACCTTTTGGGCTATTTGCGTTGTGTATAATTTCTCCAATCGTATACATGCGAAGGCTTTGCATTATACGCAAAATAATTTTATATATGGTAACCTTTACCTTAAATTTCAGGAAGCGCATTATATTCATATTATATTTTCCCAGAAGACCCAAAACCATTATGTGATCTACCGTCGCTAGAGTGTATTTCATCAACTTCTTGTACTGGACATGTAACTACGGGTGTTAATATCATTTGCGCAATTTTGTCTCCAATCGCGATTGCTTGGATATGTTCAGAAGCATTATGAATAGCAATTTTAATGGGGCCAGTGTATCCACTGTCAATGACACCAGACACAGTAAATAAGTGTCTCTTGGTTGCGACCGAAGATCTATCTTTAATGATCCCCCCGACCATATAGGGAAACTCAATTGCTATGTCGGTTTCAACCAGCCCAGTTTCTCCCGGATATAAAGTTAACGGGCGCGATGCGTATAAATCATATCCCAAGTCGCCTTCATGTGCTTTGGTTGGCAGCTTAGCTGTGAGCGCTAGTCTTTTTATTTTCATCAAAGCTTTTCTCCATATTTGTTGAAGGTAAGGTCTACTACCTCGTGTAAAAATTGTATCATATATGATTCATCTCCCCCACCAACGCGCTCAGTCAACTGTACTCCGTTATGAAACGCCTTGAAATGTGGAACCCCGGAAATTCCCTTTGTATTACAAAAGTTTTTTTGTTCTTCTGGTTCCCATGCGTTTAGTTTAAAAAACTCCATTTTGCAATTTCTTGACAGAAAGAAGTTTGCAGCCGCCTCGTAATTTGGCATAGTAGCTTTGCATGGACCGCACGTAGGACCAAAAAACATAATTACTTTGGCAGCTTGCATATTAGTAACAAGCATTGCATCAAACTCATTCATATTAATTTCGGTAACCATGTTTACCCTCTTTTATTAGTTTTTTTAGTTTTGCTTTTATTTTTTTAGGATTCTTTTTAATTTCTGATTCCCACAGAAATATAAAAGTATATCCCATACTTTCAAACAAACTCTTACGATGTAAATCTCTTTCCCATATTTCCTTTGCAGTTTTTCTCTTTCCTTTATTGAAATAAGAAGGAGAGTATTTTTGCGGATTGCAGTGCCAAAAGTCACCATAGCATTCTATTATGTACTTATCACCTATTAAAAAATCAACAGTATATTTGTCTATGGTGACTTGTGGCGTTGCATTTACTTTCATACTTTTCAGTATGTTAAATACCGTTTGTTCTATTTTATTTAGCTGCACGACTAGACTTTATTCTACAGTTTTCAATTTTTCAATCGCCTCAATATACGTTTGTTTTGCCTGTAATCCAACGAGTCTGTTTACTTCATTCTCTCCGTTCATAAATACGACCGTGGGTACGGTTCGGATGTTATACTTTTCAGTCAGCGTTGTATCTGTTTCAGCATCAATCATTAAAAACTGTAGCTCCGCGTGTTCTTTCTTGAACGTATTAAATAACGGCGCGATTGCTCTGCACGGCATGCACCAGCTTGCCGAAAACTTAATTACGGTTTTCATGTTACTTCACACCCCCCAGCAGCACACGCCGCTTCACCAGCCAAGTCGGTCGTGTCGTCTAGTTCAACCACTTGAGTTAGATCAATGTCATGTAAGTGCTTCACTAATTCATTGTACTTTTCTTCAGTAATGTCTTCGAAAGGTGCTTGGATATAATTGCCCCCATCGTGAGGTAGCACTGAAAGTGCGGTGAAGTTTTCTCTGTTTGACCACATCCATTCCCCAACACCTTCCCATTCATCTGGCTTAATGGACACAGTAACAGACACATTATTCTTGTTTTCTCCTTTTCGGTGCCCCGGCTTTACCCACTCATTCCAAACAATCTTCACGCGATTAAGTAAATCTAATGCGGATTCTTGTCTAGTAATCGCCCCCGCAGGAGCCCGTTGTGGGATAGAAATAACAGCCTGTTGGTGTGGCTTGAAGAATTCGTCCTCAACTAGCTCAGGATGATGAATTGCTAGGTGGGTATACAAACTTTCATTCTTTCCGATTCTAACTCTGCGAATATAGAAATCATTGTGCCACGCATGAATACCCGAAGACGTTCCTAGCACCAACGAAGTTGTTCCACTTGGCTTTACCGTGGTAGTACGTGCGGCCTTATTGATACCAATCAAGTCGGCAACGCGCTCGTTTTCAGCCTTAACAACATTCGCCGCTTCTTTCTGGTTAAGCTTCAATACAGCAGTAGACGCAATACCAGTCTTTCCAATACCGATCAACGCTTCTTTTTCCGTAGTACGCTTCCATACATCACGGAGATAGTGAAAGTCAGTATAACTTGCTTGTAGCGTTCCAATAAATGCCGCCGCCTTTGCGCGAGCATTGAAGTCGTCTTGATCAACCAAGTCTGATACGTTGATTTCACACAAATTACAAAACTGGAACGGTCGCAGAGAAATTTCCGCACATGGATTTAGTCCCCAATTTGGATCATTGGTGAACATGAACCCCGGCTCTCCAGAGTTCGATAACTCAATCTTCTTCCACAGATTGAGAAATACATTCTTTTCAATCTTGTGACGAACGATTACCGCGCTATTATTTGCTCGACCACGTTGTGGATTCTCCTCCCACCAATTACCAAACTTGCAAGTTAACATGTCATCGTCATCTAAATCAAAAAGCGCAATCATTGCCGACCGGCGAATGCCACCCGAAAGAACTGCGTCCGCGATATAACAAAAGATGTCATGTACTTCGATGGGCAAAAGTTGCTCACCGTTGCTCTTACGATCAAGAATCTTTTGAATATTGTGCAAGCAATCCTTCAACGGTTCAGGACCGGGTGCCTTTCCACCCGCAGTAACGAGCATTGCACCTTTAGGGCGAATGTCTCTGAAATCAAATACGGGTAAAGCCTTGCCTTTCATGTACGCGGATATCAACACCTTCACCGCATCTGACCATCCTTCAATGCTATCCCCAACAAGATAGCGACGAGTTTTAGTTGGCTTGTGAATCTCCGGTAGCTTCTCTACGTGATGTCTCTGCACGGAGTAGCCAACCCCAACCCCGGACAATAGAAGGAACATGCCTTCACTAAAGGCGTCCGGATGATCTACTGGTAGGAAGCAGCAGTTATATATACGAGCGTTGTTTAATTCAATTGGCTTACCAGCAAACTGCATGGAGCGCATCGAAGGAAGAATTTTCTTAGCCCGAACAAACATATAGGCTTCTCTAATTTGTTCGGTTAGGTGGGGAAATTTTGCGATATGCATATTTTCATTTCTGTCTACCAATTCGTCCCACGTTTCCCGGCGAAATTTTTCGGGAAGGAATTTGCTGTACTTAAGAAATGTGGTTATATCAGACAGAATTTTTGCTTCTAATAACATCCTGAATCTCCAAAATGGGTTGTTGTTGTAGGTTCATATAAGTATCGTTCTATTCATGTAAAGAATTACCATGTAATTCGTTGAACTTTTGCACTAAATTCTTCTTAAGTAGACTTTCTCCAGCTTGCATTTGTTTCTTAAGTAGTATTCCGTGCGACGACGATTCGTCATAAATGTCAACTCTACCGATGCCTGTATTCATATACATCGGGAACGTTACACCGTCTGGCCCAAACCTATTTTTCATAACGTGAGCCCGTCCGGTGTGATGCACCTTATCTTCTAACTTACGCGATATTGACATTACAAAATCAGCCGTCATAATTTTTGCATATGATTCTGCAATCTTATCAGCTTCAATAATATCATCCTGTAGAGCGCTGCGTTGCGCTTGCGAGGCTGTCCAACACGGAACTTTAAATTCAGATGCTAATCCACGAAGCTCTTCGTAAATAAATCCCAGTTCTTGGTGCCTAGCATCTGCTCTGTCGGTGGATCTCATCAAATCAGCATAATCTACTATGAGAATGTCCGGTTTCAATTTGTTTGTGATCATACTATCTAAGTGAGCGTGGATAGTATGCACCGTAAAAGCTCTGGGTGGGTAGAATTTTACGATAATATCACCCGGAATTGTGCCTACGAGATTTTTAATCTCATCTGGGTGGTTAATTATTTGTCCAGCCTCAATCCCAGAAAACACCGTATCGTATCGAAGACCAACGTAATTTTCATTTAGTTCAAAAGTGTAATGTGCCACAGTCTTTCCAAAACGGGCTGCGTTTGATCCAATGGTAGACAGAGCCCACGACTTGCCTATTCCTGACGGAGCTACAATAACACCTAATTCACCCGCGCCTAACCCTCCACCGGTTAAGATGTCGATAGGCCCCCAACCAGTAGGGATGGGCAGACGAGTGTTTCCCGCAAGCCGTAATGAATAATCTTCTTTCCAATTATGCCCAATATTCTTTGGCTGTCCTGCTTTAAGTGCATTATCTACTAACGTTTTGATTTCATTATATTTTCCGAGTTGTAACAAATCTACGGATTTTACAATCGCGGCCTTAAGTGCCTGATTTTTTGCAAATTCTAAAAAGCTATTTTGTACGTATGCCAAATCATCGTCTTGTTTTCTTTTATTGATAGTTCTAAGTTGTTCTACAACAGCAACTTTTAATATATCGTCTGATACTTGTTTTAATTCTAACGCAAATACTTCGTTAGTAGGAAGCGTTTTATAGTCTAAATAATATGATATAGTTTTATTTACAATCCATTGACTTGCATCAGATTCAAAATAATTTGGGTTCAATACGTCAAGCGCTTGCTTTAAAAACTCAGGAAAAGCAATCAGACATGATAGTACTTTTGACTGAAACGTTGGTCCATACTTTGCTAAATTGTCTACACTAGTATCAAATTCTTGTGTCATTGCGGAACCTGTTTAGGGGGCTGAACGTCTGTGCTATCCACGAATCATAGTTCGGAAAGGCACCTATTAATTTATCCTTCACGAGTAGCTTTGTCAAGGCATACTTATCGAACTTAGGTAACGTTTTGTTAAACGCATCGGCAACGCGAATACGAGCGTCGGCAGACATGATGCCTTCGTGTAAATTCATCAGTGTAATGTTTCGTTCTACGATATCACCGCTGTTTAGTATATTAGAAATAACTTTCGGAATCTTTTTTTGATCTTGGTATTTTTTCTTAATGAATTCTAAATTTATTTCTATTGAAGAGTCCGCGATTTCTGGGATATACTTTTTTATAGTTGCTTCCCCGACTCCTTTTATCCCATTAATGTTATCACTAACATCTCCATTTAATGCACGAAAAAAGTAAAAATGTTTTGGGTGAATACCATAATCTTCTAAAATAACCGTTTCACTGAACGTCTTCTTTTTTACCGGATTAAAAATTGTTACGGTGTCCGACGCAAGCTGAAAAAAATCTTTATCTGTGGAGTAAATTATACTCTTACCGCCTTGCTCAGTTACTAACTGAGACAAGTATGCAATAACATCATCAGCCTCTACATTATCTATTGCAAATGTAGTAACTGGTAAATGATCTAATATTTCAATTAACTTTACCAACTGAAACTTCATGTTTTCCTTTTCTTGTTCATCGGTAGTCAAATCATACGCCCGGTTCAATCGAACGGGCGGTTTTCTATTTTTTTTATAGTCAGGAAAAATCTTTCGTCTACGTTGACTACCTCCCTTCCCATCGAATATCATTATCACACGGCTTGGTTTAAATTGACGTATTGCCGCACCCAGACTTTTTAATACGCCAATCATTCCGCCGATATGACGACCATTATCGTCCATCGAAGGGACGGCTGCATAATTTCTTATAAATAAATTTGTGCTATCTACCAACAAGACACGGGAATTATATCCCGTGCCTTGGTAGTCTTCCTCGAATTTCATACTCTTAAACACATCTCGTGGATCAATCATGGAGCAGTTGCGGTTGTGGTTTAATGTCATCATCGTCTACTCCATCACTAAACGATACCTCGTCTGGGTCAAACTCTTCTTTGTACTTCATTATTAAAATGTCACAAATCTTTTGATATATACTCTCCTTTCGCTCAGGATTGGCGTCAAGAAACGCGGGAAAATCTTTTGATTGAAACTTTGTTTCTTCGCCCGTATCCGGATCAACGTAGGTATACCATGCACCGGCTTGTTTTACAAGCTTGTTGTCCTTCATAACATTTAACCAACTTGTATAATCATCTATACCCCGGTTGAAATAAATTTCAAAGTCTGCCGTTCTGTGTGGAGGTCCGAGGCGATTCTTTTCTACCTTTGCCCTGACTTTGACCCCAATAACATCGCCGTCTTTATTAGTAATCTTTCCCGTCTGAGATAGGCGAAGTCGTGTAGAAGCATGGAAGGCAATAGCCTTACCACCAGAAGTGGTCCACGGGTCACTAAAAGCCATCGCATTCATTTTCTGACGTAGTTGGTTAGTGAATACTAAAGCAATCTTTTGACGAGCGAGCATGCCCGTAATTTTACGCATGGCTTTACTAATGATGATAGCCTTATCCGTCGCATACCCGTCTTTACTAAAATCGGCCTCCAGTTCCTTTTTGGTAGACGCGGCTGCTACGGAGTCTACTACAATCGTAACCATCTTCTTATCGTTAGCCGGATTCTTACGAATATGTTCAATCAAAAATACCATTCTATCAAACACATCTTCTACCGTATTCGCTTCAACCCAAACAAGCTTCTTTAAATCAAGCCCAATTGCGGTATAAAACTCTGGATTTACCGCCGTTTCTGTATCAATTAAAACAGCAACGCCACCCATCCTTTGAGTGGTGGCCATTAAATGAGCGCACACCAATGACTTACCAGAGCCTTCCAATCCAGTTACTTCGGTGATACGTCCTACCGCGATTCCTCCATGTGGACGATTGCTAATTGCAATGTCAAGCATTGTGGCACCGGTTGATACGAAATCAGTAAACTCGGTAGGAGAATTGTCAATTCCATCAAGAAAATAGGCAATTTTTTCACCGCCTTTATGAAATTGATTCAACGCATCCGCAATATTTTGTGCTAACTCATCTCTATCTGTATCAATTGTTTTCTTTTCTGCTTTAGTTCTCATATAGATCCCCATAAATCTTAAGTGGTCCACGTTAAATATAGTGGACCACTTAAGAAATGTCAACGGTTATTAGTTAAAAATAGCGTCAAATTCGTCCGCGATGTCTTGATTCGTCTTACTCGCCTTAGTAGAAGCGGTAGAGGATTTTGTTGTTATTGACTGCGGCCCTTCATCGGCAGAAGAGGAGGGAGCTTCTGGTGGGGTGTTGTCCGGGTCTAAGAATTTCGCAAGAGCATTCTTTAATTCGTCGAAAGAAGGTTCCTTGAAAATAACCCGCAAGTCTGGTTGTTCATTCAAAAGCTTTTCGATTAATCCACTATTAGTTGCTAGCGGAGTCATGTTTGGCTTAGCGCGAACCGTGGTCTTGGCAAACCCAGTGTCTGACTTTTCTTGGGGAATGTAATCTACCACGATATCTCTTCCTGACTGTACATCGGTGATATCACCATAATCAGGGTCCGCGATGATTGAAAGTAGCTCAGTATACACGGTCTTACCAAAAGACATAAACCGAACTCCCTTGTCTTCTTCACCGCGCACGATTATTGGGACGAAGGTGCGTAGTTTTGGGCGGAACGGGCGAGACTGTAACCAGTCTTCCTTTTTTCCACTAGAAGAAACTTCTTCTGCGAATTCTAAAATAGGATCGCGGTTGCCATTAGAAATCGGGGAAAGATATGTCTTGTTACCAAGATAGTGAAAGTGCAACTCAATGAAAGGGTCTTCCCGATTTTCCTTCCACGGTACAATACGGATGATGTGACGGCCTTCGGTGGGCTTCCACAGCGCTTCAGTTTGATTACCCTGCTTGTTAAATTGGCTTAGTTTTTGTTTAAGTGCAGCGATGTTTAGGGTCATACTTAGTCCTCGTTTAAAATGTTTAGGTGTTTAATACACTTGCTATCCTTAGCAAGTATTCGGTGAAAATCAAAAGATTAGAAATTAATTATGTTAAGTAATTTAGTATTTACTATTTTTAGCTTTCCGTAGGCGGTTACTAATACTGTATTCTTTAATTCTTCCCAATTGATTCTATAAGTTTTATCTAAAATTCCGTTATTATTGGCTTCAATTAATTTATTAATAGCGTTTATTGTGTAAATTGTATTTGTCTGCTTTTTTCGGTGTACTGCAATAGTAGAAATAGGAGTAGCTTTGTCCAACACGTTTACAATATTATATGTCAATACAAGCTGAGCGTTATCGTTTACATTCTCTAATACATATAATTTATTAAAAGAAAGTTTGTATGCCTTTTTAATTTCGTCTACTGTATATGCAAGCTCGTCTGCCGCAGCAAACGTACAAAGCAATTGAGTTTGTTCAATCATATGTAACATCCATTAAAAGTTCAAGAAAGAATCTTTTAATAAATATTACATTATTCCCCCAAAGTAATATTTTACTCTACTACTGCTCTACCCTTTAATTGTTCCCAATCACGTTCAGGACGATCTATTAAAACATTTCGGGCCTGTACGGCATTTATTAGAGGTATAGTTACTCCGTGGGCGTTTGCCACTTCGATCAATGCAGATATATCTTTTGGAAAGCACGATCCACCAAATCCTCGGTGTCCGTCTGGTCCGGGAACCTTCCAGTGAGTTTTGCCTAGTCTAGAATCGGACGTAAGTAGAAGTTGCAAATCATCCCAGTTCGCACCAACCGCATTGGCTACGTCAAACATTTCGTTTGCAAACGTTACTTTTGTTGCCAAAAATACATTCGCCATATACTTGAACATTTCCGCCGTAGTAGAAGAAACGACGATGTGTTTTTTAACATGGTCTAACACACTGGCTTGCTCTTCCAACACCGCGTTGGAAAGCACAAATGGAGTTCGTTCAGGCGCACCCAATATCAATAGATTTTGATCTAAATAATCGTTTAAATAATTTGCTTCAGTTAAAAATTCTGGACTGAAAAAAATATGATGACTAGGATATTTTGCTTGCAAGCGCTCCGTAGTCCCCGGTGGGACTGTAGATTTAATAATCAAGACACGAGGTGATGTGTGTTGAGTAAGCTGTTCAATAACACTTTCTACGATGCTTGTGTCACACTCACCCGATAACATCATCGGAGTCGGAACCGCTATATAAATCAACTCAGCTTGGGCGGCTAATTCGTTCAATGAAGAGCACCGCACGGCGCTCCAGTGGGTTTTGGATGGATCGATGTCGTAAATATATACTTTGCCGGGTAGAGTTTTTCGACCATATGCGTTGCGTACGGCGGATCCTACGTATCCTAACCCAACTATACCAATTGAAGGTTTTTTCATAAACTAATCTCTTTAATGTTACCATAAGTTGTTCCCGCGTAGACTCTCACGGGAAATTTTTTATCTTCTTCTAATACGTCTACTATATCTTTTATGAGTAATGTATCAAATTGTTCCACATCTAGTAATATACTATCATATGTGTACAATGTCAAGTGGCAACGGGTATCAAAAATCAAATCCAAAATTTTTTCTAATTTAGGAAGAGTTCGTACGGTCTCCAATGACTGTACAAAGTAATTATATAATTTACTAGGCGACGGGTCAATCACATCTACGTTGTTTCCACTCGGTAATAAAATAGATGACTGACCTTGATATTTATGGCGCAATTCATGAATTCGCTGAAATAGCTCAACGTTGTATGTATCTTGCGACATACCATACATAATCTCAAACGTTTTTTGTTTGCTCTGAGCGTACATCTCATCTGTTATGTGTTCGGTACCAAAGTATAGCTTAGCTAATTCCCTGTGTATAGACGTTGGCGGCAATGGTATCCCTAGCTCATTCGCAATCAACCGCAAATGATATGCTTCAAAGTCAATTTGAACTAAAGTTCCGTTTTCATACCTGCTAATAAAAGCATCGCGAGTCCCATCATGTTTATTTAGCGCAGAAAAATTTATTCCGCCAAAATTATTACTTGGCCTACCGGTAATTGTATATGGATTATATTGAGAATATACGTAATTTGTAGGAAAATATTTATTAACTGTTTCACCAAACCGCGCTATTAATTTATCTTTATCAACGTAAATGCCCGCGCTCTCTATTCTGCGCAAAACAGATAATAACTTTTTTGTGAAAATATATTTATTCGACGTTAATTCTTTTTTATTATTGAGTAAAATATCGATTAATTTGTTGTTATATTTTTTAATTATAGACGACCAAACTGTTATGGGAATTATTCTGTTTATGTCTTTTGATAAACCAAACGTGTTGTGAGTTTCTAGCACATATGGAGTAAAACTTAGTTCAGGAAACTGTGTATTAGTTACATATGCAAGTACGCGAATATCTTCATGTGACATGATATTAGGTTTGCTAGGGATGTCGAACATACGCGCGTCTGAATGTGAGACTGATATGACGTATGTAGAATAATCTAAAAACGTAATCCCGACACAAAGTAACTGATTTTCTACGGGATGGTAATGGACATCACGAAAAATCGGGGTGAGTATGCACTCCTCCCGATCTATACGCTCTAACAGAGATTTATATTCATCGTAACCATTAATAATCATTTATTCCTCCGCTATCCAAAACTCCAGATAGTCTGTAATATATCTACGAAGCCCCCCAAATGTCAAGTCCGCATCTGCAACTGCTATTCGGTTAGTATCGGATACCCCATACAAAGGAATGCCAGACAATAATGTTTGCGTTTCCTTTTTGCCTATTATTTTCCATTCGAGTTCAATTGTAATAAATCGAGGATTATTTTTAAAAGACTCGTACTGTTTTTTGTCGATTTCAATAGTAGAGTATAAATCATTTACCGATCTAACAAAATACCTCGTTAAAAAGGTAGAACGCGCATCCGCTTGAGTTATAACAGGAATATGCTTAACAGGCTGCGCGGTTAATCCTTTTATAAAAGAAGTATCAGATTCTTTTTTTAATATAGAAAGTAATTCTTGATCTATCATACAGTACCCTTGTTTAAAATAGCTGCCATAGATTCTTTCCATGTTTTACCTAAATAGTTGAATCTAGCATGTATTTTTGTTCTCCATCCAGATATATCAATTACATCTTCTATGCTCATGACCTGAAATGCACCGAAAATTTTATAAAACGAAGGTATTCTATCTATCCAGAACAATTCTCCTATTCTAATACCATTTATTCCCGGAAGCTCTATGTCTGCTGATATTGACAATGATCCGGGTGACGCTCCAAACGCATTAGAAAATACACCATTAGCATTTCCTGTTATCGTAGAGACCATGAAGTCAGGGAACATTTCAATATATCGTAAAATATGTTGTAGACCGGAAAAGTTTCGTGTTACATTTTCATACGTTTGTTTAGCCGCAAGAATATCATTTATTTGAGGTATTATTTTCTTTGCTCTTGCACAGTCATTACAAAATTGTTTACCGATAGTAACATCGTCCGGTGATGCAATACCAACCTTTGCTACTAAATATGGATTATCTGGTTGTTTATTTGCTCTTCCTAATGCAGCATACAACTCGTCGCATGATATTGTATTTGCGGTGGTTGCGACTGGGGTAACAGTCGGGAGCGGTAAATTGGTAGTAGTAACTAATGCAGCGGGAGAATTAACAGTAGGATTCAGCGCGCTATAGTATTTTTTACTATATAGCACCGTATCACCAGCCTTTCCCCTATTAATTGCATCGTATCCGCCTTCTCCTTTGGCTATAAACTCTTTAAGCGGCTGTACTGACTTTGTTTCCTTAGCTTGGCGCAGTGCGTTTTGATACCGCGTGATTGAATTTTGTGATGTATTTCCCGCCACACCAGAATAATAAGATTCTCCGGGTTCTACCCATTTACCCGGATCGTCTCTACCAGCGGTCTTTGGTGGCCGATATACTCTGAATGGAACTGGTATGGAAGCAAATTCAAGTGCTAATTGAAATTGTGCAGTTTCAATGCTTACAGACGGGTCTCCGTTTACGTATCGCGCAACTAACGGTCGCTTTTTTACGATTAGCCAATCGCCAAGTTGTTCTTGGGTTGTTGAATTAAACACCGTGTCAGGTGCGATTTTTTCTGATCGCACCCACGCATTAAAAGTAGCAGGTATAGCTTGGTACTTACCAACCGCCAATACAGTTCCGTTTGGTTTCTGTACAGCCTTTATTTCGGAAATCGTTAATTCTGATAGTTTTTTTCCTAATGGAGATATTGTGCTGGTAGTAGTGGTAGTAGTGGTCACGGAAGGAGTTACCGAAGGAGTCGGTGGTTTAGATGAAACGCACCGTTCACATTCACTGCACCCGGGGCGCTGTAAAATTTTATTTGCTTTATCTATTTCCTTTGTTAATTCTTCAGTGGATTTTTTGGAGAATTCAGCAGTAACAGCCGTTTTATCCGCTCGTTGTCCGTCGCCAGACGTTTGTGCCGTGGTTGTGGTATTAGTTGCTCCGCATGAACTTTGAGCCGCTAATAATGCAGTTCGTTCTGTTTTGGGCGGAATAGTTAAATCAGGGCCTTGTTCGTCATCTGAAGATGCGACTAAGCTAGTAGATATCTCAGCAAACAATTGACGAATTGTATCGTTTGGATCCGACAGTTTAGGAGAAACGTTTTCTGGTTCTCCGGGATTTGTACTATTTAATTTTTTCAGATCCTCCGGCTGTACTAACCCAAGAGTTGCTATTTGAGAAAACAGTCGTTTTGGTAACGACAAATCTACCGCACATCCAATCAATTCTGACCCAAACAATTCACCGGAAGCTTGACTTTTTCTAGTTACTTTATTAAATGTATGAACATTTTTAATAAATCTTGCGGTCGCTGTAACAGAATTTTCTCTGTAGTTTGCATCCATTACTATATAATTGTACGAATGCGGCATTCCTGCTATTGGTTCAATTGTATCTAATGTTAATTGCCAATAATTTGAAGTAGCGGCATTCATTCTATCTAATAAATTTATGATTCCCCGCATTAACGTATCGCCGCCGATCATACACTCTATTACGGCTTTGTGGTTTAACCAAACCCCGGCACTCAAAAAACCACCATCAATCTTATCTGGGTAGTATTGAAGCGCAGATCTATCAAATGAACCAAGCCCCGTTAGTTTAAATTTCTTTGAGTCGTCGGTTTCTCGAAATATATCATCCGTTGCGTTGATAGATTGATATTGATTACTGCTTTTTGCGATTTCTACCGCCGATTCGTTTACTATTATCATAACAGATGGATCAACAGACCGCAAGTATTCGTTCATGCCAACAAAACTTTCACACGGATCATTTATATATGACATAGAAGCAATTTCTGTATTAGTTCTATTTTCTCCGTGTGCATATGGAAGAAGCATGCCAACTTTTTGTAATTCCGAATCAACCAGCGCGTTCGCAAAAACCGCAGATTTTACGCTGTTTTGATTGCCATTCAGCACTTCGTTTACGAAAAATCTCCAAGAAATGAAATACGCATCTTCCAAATCTCCAAACGATTTTTGGCTAGTGATAGGAGAGCTAGTTTCACTCGCGTCTTTTCCTTCCCTTTTGTTACCCTGTGCGAATTTTATTACATGATTTTTCCACGGAGAATTATTTTGCGGATTTAGTGTTTGATCTAGTTTTGTTTTGAAGTTTGGTCCAGTAACAGTTTCGGTAAAATAACTGTATATACTGTTTGTTTTCGCTGAACAAAAATATGTTGTAGAGGCGTCTTTTGGTGGGACCACCGTATTTTTTGTACTGTATGCCCACGAATCTTCGGACGGACCTACTATTTTTACGGTTGATTCAAATGACCCATCTGCATTAGATGTTATAGAAAAGTTTGCAACTCTACCAAACATCCACATGTACTGGCCTTGCGTAGGATACACGTAGTTTTGTATTATCTCAGATAGCCCAACATTATTATATCCCAATCGTTTTAAGAGTGGCATTAATTTATTTCTGTCATGCCACGGAAAAACACTGTTTGTTAACGTTATGTCGTTTAATCCAAGCTCTCCGTATTGAGTATTAACTGGTTCTTGACCCTTCGCAAACTGCTGTCCCCACTCCAATATCATTCCAACGCCGGGAATTAAAAACGTTTTTTGCAAACTTTCTAATTGTAACAACGAAGGAATGGTTATATTAAGCTGAGCAGAGGCTAGCAATCCATTTCTATATCTTCCTATACTAACTTGAGTTATACCGGGAGGAGGAAGTCTATTTAAGTCGGTAATAGTAGAATGTATTTTCAATTCATTTACAAATAAGTCTAGGTTGAAGTCCCGTGCATATACTTTACGCGGGGCTCCATCGATACCATACGTGTATCCAATCAGCGGTAAATCGTTACTTTGTTCAGAAAACATAGATTCCCACTCTACATTCTCTGAAATACCATGTAGCCCTAACGTAAATCCTACATTGCCCTCTCCCAACATTTTATTTTTAAGGGTAGTAGTAGCCTTTACGAATGGCATAGCAAGCTGTATCGTATTATCCAATTTGGATCTAGTATTTAATACTTCTCGAATAACGGGGTCTATTGCTTTATAATCAAATGAACCGTAATTGTGCGCTAACGCCATGACATTATACCTCTGGAATAGTTATAACTGTACCGGGCTTTATGAACATTGATCCATTTGCTCCATTATTTGCGCTAGCTAACACATACCAAAATTTAGCAGACCCCAAGTATTTATACGCCAATGTATCCCACCGATCACCCAAAACAGATACTACAGTGTAGTTTATGTCGGCAAGACTCGGGACAACTGGTATTGCAGTGCTGTAATATCTAACACCGGAGTCAGTTTTTCTTATAGTTGGTTCAGATAAGTATTTTTGCATATAAAATTCCTAAATTAGAACGAAGTTCCGCCACCACCGCCGCTAAATCCGCCGCCCCCACCAAATCCTCTAAATCTATTTGAGGGGAATGGATTGGGTGGTAGAAATATTACCGAATCTCCTAATCCCGGGGTTCCTCTAAATTGTGACCGAGGGATGTTAGATAGAGTACTACCAGCAGGAGCTTCGTTTGTTTGATACGTAACATCAGGTTGTTCACTAGATACTCTGGCAGTAAATCCTTCCATGCCTTCAGTAATACCATAAAACGGAGAATCTGCCACCTTTGTATTTTTCTCTATTAACGTAAAGGATATGTCAGATGTTGCTGCTATGGGAACCTGTCTATCCAAATCCCACGTTTCTGACAATTCGTTAAAGTTCGTGGTAAGGCTGGTTAAGTATCCCGGTTGATTGTCATAAATATCACCTATAGTTAATCTAACTATGTTTGGTTGATATATACCTCTAACATATCCATACGGAAAAACCAATCCCGTTAGGTAATTTAATCTTCGCCATACACCTTCAATCTCGTCCTTTGAATATGCAAGAATGCCCAGTTTAAATGAAATTTGGCGTTGTACGCTAGTATATGTTATGAATTTTTCTATTCTACCGATATACTGATATGGCTTGTATTCAGGTGTTGCGGTTTGTGTTAGATCTGTTATATACGCTCTAAACGAAACGGGAGTGTTGTTTCCCATCGCAAAAGAAACATATATGGAATCATCAAATGTGTTGTTTATAAGAGCGTATGCGGGTTGTATATTCAATCCGTCAATAACTTCCAACGCCACGGTTTCGTTCGATGGATCCTTTATATATGATATTTTTTTGCTTTTATCCGTGCGGGTTTCTGCAATATACTTCGCGTTTGTTGTGTTTAAATTTTGAGGATCAAATTGTGCTCCGTCAGTAATACTTTCTATATCTCCCGTAAAATACTTGAGATATGGCATTTGTTCCCCGTCGCTATTTGCTTCTTCTTGATACCATTTACTTCGGTTAATTATCCCATAATCTATTCTATTGCTGTCTAGTAAAGACTTAACGCTAGACTCGTCGTATGTATTTTTTAAATCATTTTTTTCGGCTTCGGGAGATCTACGTATCAGACCAAATCTGGTTGATCTGGTTAAAAATGTAAAATGCGTAAAATCTTTTTTGTTGTTTGTTAAATCAAAATACGTAGTATACGTGCCCGCCAAAACACTTGGCCCAAACCGTGGAGTAAATTTGATTTCTTGGTTATTTTGCCACGTTTTATTTAGAGCATTTAACTGGCGTATCATTATATAACCAGCGTCATACTGAGTCAAGATATCAGTTAACGTTGATCCCAAAATCGCACGTGACACTTGCGTAACGGCCCTCCCGAGAGGACTCGTATTTTTCAAAGGATTAGAGCTAGCAAGTTCGGGGCGGCTTTCTTTCCACCCATCACCCACTTCTCCCATGCTTCTTTTTGCGCTTGCCGCTGAAATGGTCGGTCCTATTACAGGTATTTTAGTTAATAAAGATCGCCCCGCGCCATGTAACCCTGACTTCGGTGATAATTTATTGTATGTTTCTTGTTGCAGTTGAGCAATTCTTTTCAGAGAAGTGGTATCTGTTTTTTGAGCACCCGATCCAAATATTCTTCTAGAGAGTACGTTATCCCCCACTAAATTACGAAGTACCCCTCTCGCGGTGATAGGAACGTCCAAACTTCTCTTTAAACGAACAAACGGCACCGCATTTCCAATCGTAAATAACGGATTGATTATTCGAGTTGATTCAAAGGTATTGCCGGTCTGAAGTATTTGCTGCTTTGCCAAAAACTTTATACCGCGAACACTTGTAGTAAATAAAGTTAGTCGTTTTACGTCTTGTGTAGCGCTGGATATGGGTGTGGAACGGCTTTCCGCAAAATTCCAATACCCATCTCCCGGTTTACGCACGATTAATGGATCATCGTTTCTTCCATTAGAAGGCGCTCCGTTATCAAATTTCAGGGTGGCCCCGGCATATAAACTTTTTACAGTTTCGTTATATCGCTGTTCTAAATTTTTAAACGACATTATTAAATCTCATTAAAACGTTGCCTTTGCTTGGGTGCGGAATACACCTACCGAGGTAGAATCTGCGCTGTTTACCAATACCTTTCCTACTTTACTACCATCCATATATATTCCCATTCCTGCAATTGCAGTCACAATTTTATCTAACTTGGATTCTAATGCACTTAAATCCACAGACGGTGGAGGTGAAGTTGACGTAGCCTTGGATGCGATTTCTCCCTTCGAAAGCATCTTTAGGCCCGTTTCTCGCGAAACCATATCATCGGCAAATGCTACGATATTATCCTTATCATTCAATGCAACCGTTGCGGTAGGCGTGACAAGTGCTCGCTTTCCATAACCAGACTTAGAAATAACATCGTCTCCTGTCATAGCACCCAACACAGTTCCACCCAACCCAACCGCACCACCAAGCAATGCACCGGCAACCGCGCCGGGTAATCCTAAAAAGCTACCGTACATCGCTCCTGCACCGGCACCCGCACCGGCAGCGCCTAACGCCGCTAATAAACTCCACGCAAGGTTTCCTTCTTTTGCTGCATTATATGACCCAACTGTTGCAGTAGCAGCCGTTGTAGCCAATGCAGCTATAGGAAGCATTCTGCCGACACCGGCTCCAATTCCTCCCAATGGCCCAGCCATCAATCTACCAAACGCTCCCCCTATACCACCAACTGCTTTTCCTGATGCAATAAGCGCAGTGTTAAATTCAATACCGGCCAACAACAGCGAAATGGCTCCTGATAGGACACCAACCATTACACTCGTTACATTAAATATCTTTTCTAATGTATTTACTATACTAGATAGCGTACTGTTTGCCGCTTCTTGCAAGTTTTCCATCGTTTTTTCGCCAGAACCGGTCGTTTTTCCGGCAAGTCGTTGAATGTCTGCTATAGATAATCCAAACGCTTCGGATAATGCTAGTTGCTCTGACCGTCTTAGTCTGGTTATGTCTTTACCAGTAGCCGCTAATTGCGAACGAAGCTCGTTAAAAAGAGCCCCGGTATCGCCCATTTCGGCAAGTTCTGCCAATCGGTTTGTGTCTAAACCAAATCCCATAGCTCCTAATTCAGCGGAGCTTTCTAAGAATGATTCAAAGTTACCGATAATGTTGTCGCCAATTTGATCTACCTTAGATAAATCGACGCCTATCTTTTTAGCATCTATTGCGGCTCGCGCAAACGAAGTTTGAAAGCGAGTTCCGTTTCTTGCGAGCAAATCTGAATACGCGGCAATAGCTTGCATTGCATCTTTTGCCGTTAAGTTTTTAGCTTCAAATTCTGCGATAAACTTATTTTCCGCGTCAATCGCGGCTTCTCTGTCTCCACCCGTCTGAGTTAAAAATACTCGTCTAGCAAGAGCTTGTTGAGCAGGAGTTATACCAAGACGAACACTTCTCTGTGCAATAGATGCAGCCGCCTCTCCAGTTAAGACTCCACCGAACTCTTCTTGAAAAACGCTAGCCGCTTCAAGTATTTGTTCTCGTGTTATAAACGGATTATTCGAACCGGAAAACAAACTTTTAAAGGATTCGACAAAACTAGATGTTATTGATCTAACCGCAACGCCCGCATTTACACCAAACATTTGTTGGACTTTTCGTATTTCATTTGCTACGTCTAATAAGTTTTTTGAAATAGACGCAAATATCCCAACGATATAGTTTGCGAATTTACTAACCTTACCAATCGCTTCTCTATCGTCACGTTCTTGTTTTTCTTTTGCTCGCTTTCTTTGTTCAAATAAACTATCTTCAAAATACGCCTGCTCCAACATATGTTTCTTTCTTTGATCAAATAAGCTATTTTCAAAATACGCTTGTTCCAACATATGTTTCTTTCTTTGATCAAATAAGCTATTTTCAAAATACGCTTGCTCAAGCATATGCTTAGTCTGCTGGTCATGCAAATTATTTTCAAAATATGCTTGTTTGAGCATATGCGCTTGACGTTGGTTAAATAAATCATCTTGAAATTTCGCGTCTTCTAAGATTGCTTTTTGCCACCACGCATCATAATCTTCTTGTAGTTTTATACGTCTATCAAGCGCATCGTTCATCATCTTTGCTTCATCACGCATGTGAGCAACGCGTTGATTGTGCAAATCATTCATGAAATTCGCTTCTACCTCAAGTTGCTTAGCTTGATTTTCTAAGTGCTTTCTGCGCTGTTCGTGAATATTATTCTCAAATATCGCTTCTGTTTCTATTTTCTTTTGTCGATCATCTAATGATTTTTGCCACCACTTATCATAATCTGCTTCTAACTTTTGTCGTCTAACACGAGTTGCTTCCATCTCTTTTGCTTCTAGCTCCAGATGTAGACGGCGCTGATTAATTATTTCATTCAAAAACTTTGCATGAGTTTCCAGCGCAATTTGTATTTCTTTATACAGCTTTTCTGTGAATCTAGCTTCTTTTTCCGCCGCTTTTTTATCATGAACTCTACCGGCGTTAATGTCCTTTGGTCCGGAGCGTTCTTCCGGAGGAGGCGGGGGAGAGGCAGCGGGGGCAGGAGTTGGTGGCTTTTTTCTTCCGCCACCACCACCAGACGATGTGGCAGTTGGTGCTGGACTTGGGGTCGTTGTTTTTTTACGTGTGCTCTTTGCCGATTCAGCAACCAAACTTGGCTCTATGGCAGGAGCCACTACGTCAGGCGTTGTAGGAGTGGACACCTGTTCTACTAAGCTTGGAGAAATGCTAGGTTCAGTAGCAGAAACGGTCGTTGGTGCTGGGGTAGGGGTAACCGCAGCAACGATAGATGGCGCAACATCTACTACTTTCGGTGCTTTGGGAGTTGTAGTTTTTTTAGATTTTTTAGCCGGTTTTTCTGGAGTGGCTGCCTTTTTCGCTATTTGTTCAAACAGAGTGGTATGCTTTTTTTCTAGCTCGTCTAGTTTTGCTTCCAACCCAGAAATTTCATCCTGTAGTCCTTTATACTCCGTACCATCTACGATTTTTTGCAAGGCATCTTGGTTTCTTGTTATACTCGCGGCGTCGGATTTACCGGTGTCTAACATAGCCTTTCTTTCTTTGTTTATTTCGGAAATTCTAGATGATATTCTTGTTTTTTCTGTCTTCGACGCAGACTCAAACGCTTCTTTTAGTTTATTATATTCCGCAAGTAAAGTAGCGTCTTTGTTCTTTATTTCAGTAATTCGAGCAACAGCCGCCCGTACAGCACCCTTTAAGGTAACTACGGTCGTGCTCATTGACCTCCACTTTTCTCGCTTTCCTTCTAACTCTTCTCGCAGTGTTCTAATCTGAGAATATGTTTCTTCTAGTTGTTTTTCTATTTCCATATATTATCCCAACAACGCATGATACGTTGCGGCAAATAAGGTTAGTATGTTTCCGCTAGGAACAGTAACCACAGGACTACCGGCTATATTAATTCCTTTATAAGATCGTGTTCTTTGAATCCTTGCTATAGGAACTCCTGCAACATCAGACCCTAAGAAAATCAAATCCCCAACTAACGTAGCCAACGGATATCCAGATACCGCTATACCATTAAATAATTTATTGTTTTTAATAGTATATAAAGGACTGCCGGATATCGACAATCCTTTATACACTCGAAAATTATTTGTTACTGTGATAAGAGGGGAACCGCGCACGGCTATCCCGGTATATGCTCTGTCATGTTGAATTAACAGATCGTAAAGACGTATCAAAATTATCTCCGCTTAGACGCTTTTTCTATTTCATCCGATTCTTTTCGTTTAAGTTCATTAAATTCTTTTATATAAAAATTTCTTAAATAAACTGGCATTTGGTACAATTCCATAACACTAAAGGCGCCCTTCGAGTAATGTGCTGCCGTGAGCATCGCTTTGTGCGTCTGTACCTTATATTCAGGCGTCAGGCCAAAAAAAGTTTTGCCCTATCGGCAACCTCACGGAAACAGGGTCGTCACCACATGTGCATGCAACTTTTATGGTCAAGTCAATGTCAGGCAATAGCTTTTTATACTGCTCCTTTATGAACCGAGAATCTCTAACTAACATATTTTCCACAAAGTTCCACACCGTTGATCTGGAAGCGTCTCCGTTCACTGATACGATGATAGCCCGCAGTCTAGCGGTTGACTCGTTTGATACATCTAACGATGCCTTTTTAAGAGATTTTATTTCTTTGTCAACATCATGTTCGTCTTTTCTAGTCAATAGCTTAAGTTTAACTTCTGCCTTTGAGACCGGCAAAACAACCGTAAACTCTTTTTTCGTAGCTTCCGTTGGTTCGTTTTTTGTATTTAATTGCGTTAAATCTGCAACCTCTTCTATTTCACTTCCACAATTAGGACAAACAACAGTAACAGGATAGTCCTTTCCATATGCTAAAATTCTTGTGGCGACCATCGCTGCATTTATATCCCCAACCAAAAGATCAGACGATTTTACTCCGGGTGTTAGTATAAGGCTGTCTAGCAACTTATCTAACACAATATTTTTTTCAATTAAGTTTCTTGAACTTAAGATATCTTCTTCCTTTGCCGTCATATATTTCAACTCAATCTGGCCAGAACGAAGAGGACTGTTTTCTGGATAGAATAACCCCTTTGAAGGCAAATCAATAACTTCGCTTGGATATAACTTTGTGTCACTCATGCATAACCTCCTAATAAATTATAATTGTATGCTCTTACATAAATATTAAAAATCTTCAATTTCTTCGCTGAACGCTTGGTTTAAATTCTGATTAATTCGTCGTACGAATTCTTTAAACATTGATTTATTTCTGTCAGGGGTGACTAACGAACCGTCAACAATTATATCGGCAATCGCTTGTTTTTCTTTCAAAATATCCCGCATATATTCGTCGATGGTTTCTTCGCATATCATATAATATGCTTGTACTTGATTCTTTTGACCAATTCTATGCGTTCTATCTTCCGCTTGCTCGTGTTCGGCTGGTAACCAGCCCATGTCAAGAAATACCACGGTATCCATGACATGTTGCAATCCATCAATTCCCATACCAGCCGCCCTGAGACTAAACAATCCCACTTTTGCTTTTTTGTTTACTAAATTATCAATAGATTGCTGACGGTCTGTTCTATTCATTTCACCAGTTAAAATTGCCGCGTTGTCCCCGTAATGCTCTTTCAGTAGTTTAAGTGGAGTCAGATAACAACTAAAAATCAAAATAGATCTATCATTGTCTAAGAATTCATCTATCATTTCTATAGCCCTAGGTAATTTCTTTTCGATTAAAAACCCCTGTAGCTTAGGCATGTGTTGAACGGAAGGTTTACCTTCCAGTTTCCACTTACCAAACATTTCTTTTAGCAGTTGAGTATATTCTTTTCTTTCTTGCGGTGTTAGTTCTACATATAAATCATTTCGTTGCTTTAGTGGCATTTCTTTGAATACATTTTCTTTCTTTCGTCTGATAACTAAATCTTTTGTGCGATCATGTAAATCTTGAAGGTTCATTGGAGCTTGGCCTCTCCATCCACCATATCGCTGTACAAAATGATAGAAATTATTGAACCGCTCTTTGTCCAAGAAATTCAACAAAGAAAATGCTTCAACTGGCCTAGACATTACCGGAGTTCCCGTCAAGAATATAACATATTTTGTTTTTATTCCGGGGTATTTTCTTCGCTCTTTCCAAGAACCCAAGATACTTTTTGCCCGTATTGTTTGACGGTTTTTAAGATAGGTTGCCTCGTCACACACAAGTAAATCAAATTTTTGGTCACGAAGCCAGTGATTATTTTTACCAACTGCATCAAAATGACTAATATGAAATTGATTTCCGAGTTTACCGTCATATGATTTGCTGTCCCATATCGTGCTTTCCTTTCCGGTAAATTTTTTGATTTCACGTTTCCAATTAACTACAACCGACAATGGGCATACGATTAGCGTTTTTAGATTATGCAATTGTGCGTAAGCTATTGACTGTGCAGTTTTTCCCAACCCCGGAGCATCTGCTATTAAACATCTTCCACCGGCTCTATCTACAAACTGCACTCCAATCTTTTGATATGGAAATAGATCAAGTTTTAACCCGGGAACTTTAAATTCGGTATCTTCTAGTTCTCTGATTTCATCCAATTCTTCTCTACGCTCAGTTAACTTAGATAATAACTGATCGGCCTTGTCTGAAAACGTTGCCCGTGGAAATAATTTTTTAAGCTTGGGCAAATGAACTGCCGGAAATTCCCATCGTTTTTCATCACCGTCCCACTTTCTACCATCAATCTCATACTTAAATTGTTCCATTAATGACTTATTATACGGCATAATAATAAACGCCGTTGATGTGGTTTTTAAATCAACGGTTATTGGGCCGATACGCTCATCATTCTTTTTTTGTGGGACGGTTGAAGTTTTTACTCGCGGAAGCGCTAAGTCGGATACATCGTCTCCCAGCAACGCTCGTTTAGATGCTTCTACCCACACCGCAGGTAAAGATGTCATGGTAGAGAGCCACTGTAAGTATTGAGGAGCCGTTCGTTTAACATTCCCCAACGTTTGTCCTTTATATTTTCCCCAAGTAAAAATTACTTGATCTAACGACGGATGCATATTACATCTGAACGATGTCGTCTTCCGTTATAGGGCGGGTGTATACCATTCTATCCATATCAAGCCGCCATCCCGCGCTTGGGTGTAACTGCATGAGTTGCATTAAGTCGGCGTTTGCTTGTTGAATTTTTTCCATTAATTTTGTTTGATAGTTCTTCAATAGTTCATTGCTTGTTTTAATAAGCTGCTCCAGCGCAAGTGGAATCTGAACTGTTACTTCGGTAGGCAATTGTTCATTCATAACATTTTCCTTTGTAGTGTGGTCATTAAGCATTGCAATCAACGCATTGTGAATTATTGGTGCAAGAAGTAAAGCATCCTCCAATTACGGGGCTGGTTCCGGATCCAATGTAAACAGGAGTTGCGGTACTACACACGAATTGTGAATTTCCTGACGGTGATAGGTCAGCCGTTCCTCCTCCTACCGGATAATATCTAACAACCCCCGTATCAAACGGTCCTACCGCATAGCATTCTCCCATTGGAGGAGAGTTTGTAGGGGTTATTGTAGGAGTTGGAGTGTTGGTCGGAGTAACTGTATTCGATGGAGTAACTGTATTAGAAGGCGTAACAGATGGTGTAGCAGTGTTGGATGGAGTGGCTGTATTAGAAGGCGTAACCGTATTAGATGGAGTAACTGTATTAGAAGGCGTAACAGAAGGTGTAACCGTATTCGATGGAGTAGGCGTAGGAGTTTGTGATGGACATGCCGTAGTTCCGGTTACATTTCCATTAACCACGGTATATAAAGTTCCACTTATTAAAATAACTCCCGTGAATAAAGAAACACACCCGGTTCCTAAAAAGATTCTACCACTACAATCTTCAGAAAAATTCTGTACGCTTGGTGACGAACAATATTCCGATAACGTGAATCCCCAATTAAACTGTCCTACATTTGTACACGCACATATTGGAGAAGGAGTTACTGTTGGCGTTGGGGTGTTGGATGGCGTAACAGACGGAGTAACTGTATTAGATGGCGTGACTGTATTAGATGGTGTTGGGGTGTTGGACGGTGTGACGGTATTTGATGGTGTAATAGACGGAGTAACAGTGTTAGATGGCGTAACAG